CCAAGCCATTCAATATCAAACCAAAGGATCTGAGCCTTGGTGATGTCAAGCGTAAAACCAGATGGACCGTTGCCATCCAGTTTGTCAATGTTCCAATTAGCTTGTGCAACCCGTGTTTCAGCAAGGCTTCCACTCACTGAACTGCGTTCGACCAGTGCCGGACCTGTTGTACCACTAACCTCTAGGTACATACCATTGGCAGCACCGTAGTAACCAATGCGTTGCCGCAGGTTGGCCTTTGCAGGATTCATTACAAAGGTCGACATAAACAACAGGGATTTCCCTGGTTGGTATGAACAAACCTTGTTGGTTTCCCTGATGATTTCAGAGCCAGATGCCGTAGTTACATTCAGATCAACAAGCCCTTCGTTTGCATTAAATGCAAAGGTAGCACCTGTGCCACTGGAAGTAGACCACAAACCATTGTCGTTATAGCGATGGCTTGAATCAAAGAGAGTTAGAGGTGCTGATACACGCGTACGCCCAAAGGCATCACCTGCCATGCCAGCAGGTTGAACGTAAGTATTAGAACCGCTTGCTGTAGTTACTTCTAATGGTTGTCCACTACATGTCTTTACTTTTATTACTTCATATAAAAGTGGTTCACCTGCTTCTCTATAAATCGGCATTTGACTAATTACTATTTCCTTTCCTTATTATGTCAGCCCTCCACTTTGCATGTAGATGCCCATATTGTTTTGGCTCTGTGACCAGAACATTATTTGCCCCACAAACTTGGCATTCGCCTTGACGATAAGTTGGATAGTTATAAGGCGGCCCAACGTAAGAACCTTTTTTATACCAGGTTCCATAGTTTTCACCACAGGATTCACAAATCCATTTTGGATATTCAGGATCACTTTCTCTCAACATATTTATGTAGCTGTGTGATAACGCAACAAATCAACAAGTTCCCTGGAGCGCTGATATTCTTTTTCAGCTCCTTTCATTTGTTCAGCTGCTGCTTGATAGAAAGCTTTATAAAGGTCTTTACCAGATAGTTCGTATTGATACTCTGCAAGTGTGTCAGAGAAATGTTCTTTTGCTTTTTCAATCCACATTTCTTTTGCTTTTTGTTCGTCAAACATTTTTGTTGTTTCATGCATGTTTTCTCTGGATTCTTTTGTGACCAATGGCTCATCCATGGAAGCAACGACTCTGTTTTTTCTGTACCAATCCTGCCATTCCTTGATTGCGTGAACAGGTTCGTGAGTTGTATCCATGATTAAAAAAGACGTACCACTAGTGTGGCACGTCTAAACATAAAAGTGTGTTCAATGTAAACCTTAAGAAACAGGCTCGAGTTTGCCTTCTTCGTAAAGACGGACTGCATCCATCATTTCGAAGTAACGATCACGCATAACGGGACCAGCTTCTCGAACGCAGAACTCTTGCCAAAGATTGGTATAGAGACCAACTACACCGGGCCCACCCTTGGCACGACCCGAGCACTGATACATGTGCTCCATGAAATCAGCCTTGCGCTGTTCTGCTTTTGCATCCCAGTCAGCAAGGTATTCAGTATTCATTGTCATGAGTCTTCAGTGTCGAGTGAAGTGCATTTAGAGCAGACGCCTTGGACTTGCTCTAGCTCAAATAACATATCATGGATCTCATCTTGTAATGAGTCTGCAATTTCATTGGCAGTTTTACCGCCAAATGAATTATATGCAACTTCGACATCAACCTCAAAAGAGAGGGTTAATTTCGGAACTGCTACTGTTTTCATCTAAAGGATTTATAACTTGCTTATATTAACAGCAATTAGAAGAAACCTAAGTATTTACCGGCAATTGCATTTTCTAAATTTGTGCCGTTATAGTTTCCAAACGATTGTGCCAAAGTACCAAGTGCGCCATCCAGAACCTTCTGGCTTAGGTTTGATTCTTGTGGGGCACCAAAAGAATTACGGACGTTTTGATAATCTTGAATTGCTTCAGATAATGCATCTATATCAAACGCCCCTGTCCTTGAAGGTATTGGACCAGCTTGTTCAGAAATGTTTTCAAATGCTCTCCGATACTTAGCTTGAGAGCTTTGGTCGTAGGCACTTCCACTATTACCCAGGAAGTTCCAGCCAGTTTCCGCGTTGTAACCTAAGCTATTCATTTGCCTATCACAGTAAACGTTCTAAGGAATGCGCTTGATGGCTCTGGTAATAACCAAGACGTTGTTGAATGATGTTGTAGTAATTAATTGCAGCATCTACCATTTCTTCTGCATCCATTGACGCAGAAAGATTTTCATTAGCAAGCATTGCTGCTGTCAAGATGACAACACCATGCTCCATCTTGGAACCAATGGTTGCAGAAAGAGGAGTTCCATCGTTGGTAAATCCAGCGATTAATTTATTAAGGACTGAATCGCCGCCCATGGAACTCCTAATGCTTTAACTATTGTACTAGCACTTACTTACTAGCCTTCTCGCGTTGCAGGTAATACCAGTAGGCATTAGATGCATTCTGGTGAAAGCGTTTACCTACCAAAAGCTTAAGCTTTTTTTCTTCAAGATCACCGTGCTCATCGAGGTGGTAAGGAATAACCTCACCATTTTCTTTAAGCATCTCCAGCTGTAGACCATTCATCTCCAGCTGTAGATCAAAGTCTTTGATGGCATGATCATGGCAGCTCATCTTGATGCGTGCATCATCTGTATCAGTTGGAGCTGGAATCTTCTCGTAAAAGCTCGCTTGGATACTCGGATGGTACCACTTCCATCCTTGGCTCTCCAAAGATTCGCTTGGAGCGGACTGCATATTCTTGGACGACTTTGACACCGCTAGGGAGTTGTCGACCTTCTTGATAGGCGTTGCGTATGGCATCGAGGTTAGGGAGGACTTTAGTGGTTGTTTTTGGTTCAGTTCTTTCGTCAAGAACTTCTCCTGACATTGATCGTAATACAACTCGCTTGGTTGTGGTTGTTGTTTCTTCAACGCAATAAAGTTCTCTTTCTTTAGTGTGCCAAAACTCTGGGTCCGTGGCGATCTCGACGGTGAGTTCTTTCTTTTTAACAAGGGTAAACTGGTAATTACGGCCTGTGATTTTATTCGAATCCAAAGGCAGGACTCGACGTAAATAATTTAGCAAGCCTTTTAGTGATCTGAGCTGCGCTTCGTGATGACGTTTTGCTTGCGTTACAAGCTCCGTTTCTTTTTTGATGCGCTCCAAAGCATCCTCGTGGGACGCCATTGCGTAATAAATTGCATCGACTTTTTCAGATCTAAGATTTGCACATGCTTCCAGCTCTGCTTTAACCAATTCCTCAGATTGAGGAGTGAGAAAAGGCAATGATTTTTCAAGAGCATTGTAGTGCTCGTAAAGTTTCAGAACATTTAAGCTTTTAAGTTTAACTTGAGTTACTTGGTTCATGATCAGTTGAATTTTGATTGAAGTTTGTTAAACAAATAAGTAAGGGCTATGCCTGCGGCAGCCCACAAAAAGTCTTTAACAATGGGAAGTACGGCAGCAAACAAAGATTCAAACATGAGTTGAGATGAGATGGATTGGTCAGTTTTACGTCGTGACCAGGACGCCCACACCCCCGTGGAACAGCAAGTCTACCAGCTCTGTCAAGCCTTGGCTGTCGGCTTGGTCAACTCAGAAATGTAGTTGGTAAGAGCTTCGACCTTAGCGTTCACGGATTGAATCTCAGCCATCAGCTCCTCCCTGGAAGGGGTCAAGCCAAAGATGTCATTGTCTTTGATGGCTTCAGGGTTGTTGCTCTTTTGGTACCGGCGGCAATCATCGTTGGTTGCATAGACAGTCTCTTGATACAAGTCAAGAACTGTTTTGAAATCAACGCTACCCGCACCTTCGGCACTAAGTATGTTGCAAGTTTTCAAATAAAGCTGGGCAGCAAAACGAATGTTGTCTTCAAAGAACTCCTCGTACTGTTCAGAAGGAAGGCCGTAGGTGTCAATCGACATAACAATCCAAAGCTTTTCGGAGTGAATCAATAATAAAGGTTTCTTGAGCTTGTGGACCTAAGTCGGTCCACCACTGGAGATCAGGATCTGTTTCATCCCAATCTATTTGGATTAATGGGCTACCATCTTCTTCTTCAATAAAATTAATTTTTAATTTGTAAAAAGAATCCTGCATCTGAAGTAATTACTTTTTAATAGCAGCTTTCAACTGAGGCAATGCTGTACCAGGGAATGGGACGTAGCCAGCCTCCATCATGTTGAAGAAGAGATCCCATGCATCATGCTGTGTAAAGATCTCCCTTGGTTTGTAAGTACGCCAATGACTCAAAGGTGCTTGTGCACCTGAGTTTGTGTATAGCAATACAAAGCGCCCATCGCTGATGTGATCAGACGGTGGTGCATACCACCAGGCAACACACTTTTCAGGTGTGCCACTGGGACTGGAGTTACGTGCTTCTGTCCGCTTACAAAGCAATTCCCTGTACTTATTGAACCAAGTCAAGTGGATGCACCATGGCCGGAAGCCTTGGATCTCGGACGCAAAGTCAGATAGGTTGCTGAGCTGACGCTGATACGACCCACACGAACACCAAGGGTCACCCATGACAGGTGCTTCTTCCTCAGTCCCCATGTCGCTGTCAAGATCAATGGGCCGATTCGGAAGACGCAAACCGTCTGGTGCAATGAGATGACCAAGATCTGTTTGATCCGACTGCAGAAGTGCTGTGACTTTTACTGGATCTGACAGATGTATGAATTTGTCAGCCCAATGAGCCTGAAGCTGGGCATTAGAAGTCAGGTGTCCGAGTGCGTGCGTGTAGTTCCAGCCCTTAAAAAGAATGTAAGCATTGTTATGCCATACACTAGGGCCACGATAATTAGGGCCAAGGTAAGAAAAGAAATCTTTGAGACGGTTTGTGTAACTACTATAAGCAGCTTTGATTAACTGCCTGTTGTAAGTCTGCTCGCTACCATCAGAACGCACCACAAGGCAATTGTCATCTCGCAGATAAATGCCAGTGATTGAGGTGTCATCAAAATCCTGGAACGCACGACGGATATTAGTCCGTGTGTAAATCGAGGCTTGAGCTTGGTTGAGTTCGAGTTGAGTTTGGAGTGACATGATTGGAGTTGAGTTGAGTTAGCGGTTGAGCCAGTAGTCCTGTTGGGCCTTTTCCTCCTTTGCTTTTTGGTAAGCACCCTTAGCCATCCTATACGATCCATAGATCACGGCAGCCCATGCGGCTGGAGAAGGAAGCAGTAACGCAGCAGCTGCTGTGACCAGTGCTGTTGCGCCACCTACTTTAAGCGCAGCTTTTTTCTCAGGTTTCATGTTAGAAATCCTTAACACAAATGGAAACTTTTAATCAAGTTTAGTAACAGTCTTAGAATAATTTGAAATACTTGGAACTCATGTTGCAATTTGAAATGAGTCCAGAGGAAGCATTCTGGCAGGAGAAGATGATACGTTCAATTAATGATTGCAATTCAATGAGTGAGTTAAAGGAAATGGCAATCCTCTTAGCGAAGATTGCCACGATGCGTCAAGTTGCAATCAAAGGATTAGTCAAAGATGCTATGGATCTGATGGGTAAACAAGTCCATAGCATCTCAGATTAAATCACAGACTGCTGTCTTCACCCGTGAGTTCATCACGTGCAGGCAATGCTTTCACATCAACTGCATCTGTGGTACGGGATACGGGAAGAATCTGTACACCATCTTTGATTCCATAAGCACCACCAAGACGTTGTGCGTCTTGACGAGAATGTTGATTGATGTAATCTTCAAACATCTCTTGGTACTTCCAAGTCGACTCACGATCTTCATCAGGAATCGAAAGACGATTCAGTGATTCGACCGCATCCTCTTGGCTGCTGTAAGCAGGAATCTCAAAGGATTCAATTGCACAGATCTCAACGTTGTTTGCACCGCGCATCTCATTAGCAAGCACTGGCACAAATACCGTGGTTGCATAGAACTTTTCGTTAAAGGCAAGCGGTACTTCGGAATCCAGTGCTTTGCTCAGGCACTTAGACATTTCCTTTTCATACAGCTTAACTTTATCTGAAACATCTGTACCATTAAGACCCTTAAGTGTAAGCACCATCGGGATCTTATGTGCACGCTTGTTATCTTCCGTGAGAATATAAACAAGGTACTTGGTACGTACGCTGTACTTACGCTTGTACATCTCACCTTTGCTGTTGGCAAGATCAGATGCAATCTTGTCGTTCTCAAACATTGCCTTCACCTCTGGATCTTCAAAGGTGCCAATCGTTTGACGCATACCAGTTGTTTCTTCCACCATCAGTGGAGAACGCAGCAGGATTTGCACACGAGGCTCAGTGAAATTCAAGCCTTCTTCAATGGAAGTATTAGGTGCCATACCAAAGGTTTGCTTGTAATCCCAGATGACAGAGCCTTTGGTGAACTGATCTTCAGTTGCATTCCAACCGCAAGTATCTAGATCAGATTTACGAACAAACCAACCACGTACCTTTGATTTATTTAAAGGCTGGATGGTAACAAGATTCTGGTAGCCAGAGACAAACTCTTTGGCTTGGAAAAGTTTGAAGGAATCAAGCCCACGAGTTGCAAGGGCAGACGTTTTTTTGGCAGTCATTTTGTTAGATGCTTTCAGAGGAGATGCGGAAGTTAGTTCAGATTCGAGTTCATCCATCCAGGAATCACTCATCATGTCAGTCGGAGTTGCTGTCATGGTTTTTTCTTAGCAAAGATGGACAGTTTAACGTCATATCCAGGACGATCTATTTAATTGTTTTATTTCATTCAATTTCCAACTTTGTTTTTTGTAACGAATCAAAGTAAGAATCAGATGATTCTCGCATTGCTTCAAAGATAGTGCTTTCGATATAGCCACAACCCTTGAGGAAATAAACAAGGCGTTGGACTACATCATCAGCAACTACAGCTTTGAACTCATGCAGTACTTTGTTGTTTTCATCTTCATAAAGAAGAGTGAATTGATCGTGAGTTGGGAGTGACATCAGAATGGAGGTTCATCAGAGTCAAAGTTGGGAGCACTACCGTATTGACCAGGGAGGTCAGGCAGGCCACCACCTGAGGTTTGTGTCCAAGGATCCGTTGATTCCTCAACGCTCTTGCCACCCCAAAGGCTAGCAACGCTATCTGTTGATGCCACTGTTGTTTGCGGTGCCACAGATTTCGTTTGAGACTCAGTGTTCTTTGGTGCCAATGTCATCTGCACCAACTGAATCTTTGTAATACTGCGCCGCTGCTGGGACTCCTTATCAGTCCATGCATCAGTAACAAGACGCCCACGAATGGTGATGCCTGTTCCTTTGCGTGTGAAATTAAGAAGAAGTTCAGCTTGATTTAATTTATCTTGTGCACTATTGATCGCATAGAAGTTAAACAGATCTGCTTGATTGCGACCTGTGTTAACACAGATAGTTTGGTTTGTAATCATCAAACCATCTGCTGTTGTTTTGAATGCGCGTGAATCAGTTTGGTCAATATCTTTAATGCAACGACCCGTCAAGATCACGTCGTTGAGGACAGGGAATGCTTCAGTAACTTGAGCAATAACTCCTCCATGGAGCGAGTACGCTTTTGATTCGAGATCAAACCGTAGCTTGGCGCCGTGAATGTAGACACGGTTTCCTTTGTCAAACTCTTTGAATTTGTCGCAGGCTTTCCCGTAAACATGGAAGGTCAGAACAGTCGGAGCTTTGTTGCCAACAGGCGGAAGCATAACTTCCGCACAGAGATTAGATGATGTTGCACTGGTGTATACCTCACGAGGCTTCTCGTTAAGGATGGCGCAAACGTCAACGTAATTCATGAGATCAAATGTGAAGTGTTAAAGCAGTTTAACGTCATGCTTAGGACGTTTCATTAGTGGGTTTGTGACCAGTTGGATCCTACACGAGAATCGCCTTCAATCTCGCATTGAAACCCAAAGAATTTCTGGGCTTGCGGAAAGGCAAGCATAGCTTGATCACGAATCGCCTCAGTGTATTGAGGCTTACAAACTAGTTGAACTTCGTCATGAACCATCAACACTTGTTCCCAGTTTTGGCCATGGGGCAGCTTGAGTGCTGATTCAATATTGTTATGAATGTTAATAACAACTTGCTTCATAAGGATTGCACCTGCTGATTGCAACAATACATTCAATCCTTTGAAAGAAGATCTGCAATGCAAGATACGTTTATCTAAGCCAATTAAATAACCTCTATGCGAAATATTATTTTCAATTTGTTCTTTTAATTTCTTCAATGCAGGCACTCCCTTCATGAATGAATTAATTGCAGTTCTTCCTAGCTGTCTAAGAACTTCTTCATCCTTTTCATTTGGATCAACAATTGTGCCGGCTTTTAAATGGCCAGCACCGTAGAGGACTGCATAAAGTAAACGCTTGCTAATATCCCTGGTCTCAACACCAAAACGTTCTTGGTTATACACGTGGATATCAATCTCTGGATCTGTAACAACACTTGCGTATTCACCTCGATCCCAGAAAGCCAAGTAACCAGCAAGGCAACGCAACTCTAGTGCTTTGGCATCAATGCCAATCATCTCCCATCCTTGTGGTGCATGAAACAACGAGCGGCATTCTTTGCCATAAGGTGAATAGCCTGCTGGAACCTGGCCCATATTTGGGTACTTGTGAGCACAACGACCAGTGATGCAGCCAGAAGTAACAACGTCACCGTGCATTCGACCAGTATCATTGTTAACCAACTTGAGCCAAGAGTTGTTTCCATCTGCGATTTGGCCAAGACGTTTTTTGATTAGCATGTATTCTGCCAGAGGTTTTGCCTCAGGGAAAGGCAGTTGCTCTAGTACTTCATCATTAAGAATTGGATTTCCTTTCTCAGTTGTTTTTTCTGGTTGCCATCCGTACTTAACCTTAAGTCGATCAACAATTTGGTCACGAGATCCAGGATTGAATTCTTCGTATCGTACTTTTTCAAATGGTACTCCTTTGATGTAGCCACGATTTTTATTGTTGACTCTTGGTACAAACCAGGTGCGATGTTCAATTGGTGGAAATATTTCTTTTAGATGTGCTTCAAGTCCTGTTTGTTTTGTTCGTAGATCATCCACGAGATCAAGACATGCATCCACATCAAAAGGAATACCTGCCCTAATTTGTTTGTTAATCGCAAGAGCAAAGTCGTGTTCAAGTTTAAGAGCTGATTCGGAATAGTTTTGATTGACGATATGTTCCCAAAGCTTTTTTGTAACTGCAACGTCTTGCTTGCAGTAGTCAAGCATCTCTTGAGAATATTCTGAGAAGTCCTTGAAGTCGATCTTATGGTCGGCCAATCTCCATCCCCACGCCTTAAGCGATGCGGATCCACGCAGGTTCGGTGGAACCTCCGGATATTGTTCGATGTCAAGGTCATAGAGTTTTTCCTTAGGCCAAATCAATCGTGTGCAGATGAGTGTGTCAATGATGCGTGTTTTGCAGTCAAATGAATGCAGCTTTTGCAGAACAGGACAGTCATAGAAACAAATGTTATGGCCAATCAAAACATCAGCGGTTGCCAGATGAGCAATAGCGTTAGCAATGCTGTCAGGCCCATAGCTAAAAGTTTGATTGGCTGTGATGTCATGGATGACTAGGCAATGGATTTTAGTGACCTTGTCATAGAGACCATCTGATTCAAGGTCAAATACTAGGTACCGATCATTTACGGAACCTGGCTTCAGTTTGAATTGAGAGTTCTTTACAGGCAAGGTCTTCGTCATTGTTGTTAATCCAAGTCAATATCTGCTGCGCACCCGCTCGATAGGGATGAGAGAAGATCTTGTTTAAAGCTACATCTGAATCTAGCGGAATCAATTCGAATTTATTAGTCTCGCTGTTTGCAGTAATGGCATGTGGTCGGCCCCACTGCCAGCAGGAAATGATGTAACTCATTGATCAAATAAAAGACGGATGCATATTATCCGATTTGATTTGATCGTCAAGCAGCTACAGATTTATTTTCTGTTCTTGATGTTGTATCCAACAAATTTTCCTTCCTTCTTCCGTTGAGTAATGGCTTTCATGGCATCCGACCCAGCACGCTGGGAGCCATGGACCAAGAGTGCGAAGGGCTTATCACCTAAGCAATGGCTGTCGTCGTGATCTATTTGGAGACCACGCTCTGCCGCTTCCTCTTCTGTGTAAACAACATATGCCACACGCTGGAACACATCAGGATACTTGGGGATCAAGTAGTCGAGTGTGCCGCCTTGTGATGCAGTGAGATAGAAGTTAGGTGGCATGATGTCCTTAAGGTTTAGCCACATGCCAAGGGACTTGGTGTAGCTGTAGAACTTTTGATCAGGCCTACCTTGAGCGACCATGATCCAAGCACGCATGTAGTTTTCAGTCCAATAGTCACCAGACTCATGGATGCGCACAAGTTTTTTAGGTGCTTGCATCAAGAGTGATAGATCGATTAGATCACGGAGAAGCATAGCTTGGCTGCCATTCATATGAATGGTTTCACGTAGTAGATCCCAGTTATGCCAACGAGCTTCTCTTACTGTTGGCCTGGTCTCGGCCATTGCAGCAAAGCAACGGTATTCATCTGCGACTGTGCCAGTGAACTGAGGCAAGTCACGGATTTGACCAGTGACACGATCAGCCATGGTCTTACATACACCAGCGTGCGGACATGAATAACCAGCTGGGATATTAAAGATCAAACGATTTTTGAGTTTGCCGTTACCAGTGGAAAACTTGAGGAGTTTCATGGTGTTGAGTTGAGTTGAATGATAAAAAAAACTGATGAGTAGTTTAGGGACATGCTCAGGTCCATCTTCCCGTTCGGGAATGCTAGTGGGTCTGACTACTGGGCTTCAAGCTCATCAGCAATAGCGAGCAAGCGGTTCTTAACACCAAGCAGCGCCCAGTGCTCTTCTGGCGTCTGAGCTTTAATTGGTACTGGCACCACCTGATCCGCAGCGGCGCGAAGGGCGGCGGCGGCTATCTGTCGAGCTTCGTTGAGGCAATCTTCTGGGCCATAGGCGCTGCTGTTGTTGGCGGCATCCAGCACCGCCTGCGCGGCGGGGGAGAGGGGTGCGGTCATTGGTGGCCCCCAGCGGGTCAAGGCTTCCGCAATCGCGTTCTCAAAACCAACTTCAGATCCTTCGCCCATGTGGCGATAGAACAACTCGGTCACATCACTGTCCCTCGGCCTCTCCCCCGTCTCGGCCAGCAGTGCGCGGGCACGTTCCAGTAAGTCATGGTGCTTCATATCCACTGCGTAGGTGTTAAAGGCAGCGTGAAGCTCAGCGCACAGTGCTCGGAAGTCAGTCATCGAGTTGCTCCAGTGCGCGGCGGATGGTGTCGGAGTTGCAAGTTCCCATGTTCTCCAATGCGTCTAATTCACTGAGTGCACGCTCCTTCAAGCTCGGCGGCTTGGGGCGGCGGACTTCCTCCTCCCAGTTGATAACCTCATCGTCTCGGCCAATAGCGCGGGCTACCTGATCCACCAGCGAACTATCAACTTGGTTTGAAGTAGAAGTTAGCGTCATACCAACCCTGAAGTTGGGCGTCAGCAATGCCTGTAACTCCGCCTGTTGCTTTGCAGTAAGTTTCAAAGGCTTGCTGATCTGGTAGATCTTTGATGTTTGGCGTTCAGCAGCTTCCAGAGATTCAACCCGACTACACAAAGCCAAAATGTTTGCATGGGTTTCGACGATGTGCTTGTGAGCTGCATCTTCTAGCACCTTTACCCTGGCGCGGAGTTCAAGGATGCAGGCTTGAGCGTGGCCGTCCCGACGAGCCCAATGCTCCGTGTCGGCCCATTGCTCGGGCGTTGCTGTGTGGTCAGTCATCGAGGGCCTCCAGTGCGCGGCGGAGAAGGGTCAGATCGCATTGCAGATCCCAACGCTTTTCCAAACCAGTTACTACTTCTAGCGCCTGCTCCTTCAAGCTCGGCGGCTTGGGGCGGCGGGCGGCGGTAAGAAACTCTCTGGCGTTGGAGTCACTCAACTCCAAGAGTTTGCAGCAAGCCTCCAGCTCCTGATCAGATCCCCAGCGGGCGGCTTGGGTGGCGATGTAGTCGTAGTAAGGGCCGAGCTGATTATCCGCTTCTCTGTACCACTGCTGCACCAGCTCAGGCGGCGGAGTAATCGGGTGGTTGTTGTCAGTCATGAGGAAGAGAAGTGTGTAGAACTAATTGGTGGTTGTGTTACAGGATGAACGACATCATATACATGAAGCGTCATATACTTTCCGTATAAACCGCTACAGAATAATGACGCTTACATACCGTGGTGTCAAGTACGAGCAAGAGGATCGTGCTAAGGCAGACAAGGCCTGGTGGAACTTAGCCCATCGTCCATGGCTACGTCTGACGTACCGTAACATCCGCTACAATCCTTATCTTACTGGAGGTCAAATCAAATGAACAAAGCATTGATTGTTTACCTGGTAAACCAGAAAAAGAAAGTGGCACGCAAGGATATGGAATCCAAGCATGCCATCAAAGAGCTAGAAAAACAAACAACCGCGACCTTCTGATCGCCATTGTTGAACCTGATCCCCTGGCTTATCAGCTGGGGGATTCTGTTTGGAAGGCAGCTTCTCCAATGATGGGGAACTGTTCGCAAAAGATTCGTTTGATTTCTCTGGCAATTTGTTGGTGTTCAAGTTGTGTTGATTCATGACAACGTAAGTCTAGGTAGTGAACCCACGACCTAATTGTACCGTTCATGAAGAGACGAGTTTGTGTCGATAGCGGCAGAATGGAGCGAGCACATTCTTTTGCTACACCATTACTAACCATCTCACGATAGAGATGCTCAGAGTTTTCATAGAGTTCACTGATTCTCCTGTAGTAATTGCTTACTAAATCAGGAGATAGATCATCAATACTGTTCTGCCTATTCTTGTGATCCTGCCTACGCAGATGTGGAATTACAGCAGAGCCAAGTTCATTGGTATCTGCATAGCGTTGACTAAACTCTTGGAATGAGAATGAACGATGGCGAATAATCTGCGCAGATATTGCGCGTGTTGTTTCAATTTCAACACAAAGATTAGCCATCTCGTAAGGGCTCCAGTGTTTGTGCTTAATGAGATAACGCAACAACCGTGGAGCAGTGTCCATGTTGTCTTGGTTTTTTGGAGCTGATACACGAGCCATGCGTGTGATCATCTCTTCTGCATTGGGCGTTGCCCAAACCAACTGGACACTCATCTCATTCACCAGGGACAATAAATTCTTTCATCAGACGCTCAAGCTCTGATGCAGGACAGATACGCATCGTAGCGTGTTCTGTTGGTGAAGACAGATGATCCCACTGGATCACTAAGAACTTTTGCTTACGGCCAAGGCTGTTTGGTTTTTCAACAATGTCTAGTACATTGCCGTATCGCTGGGTGCGGTATTGCTGAATACGTTCTTTGACTTCATTACGGATAGCAAAGATCCCATGAGTCTTGGGACGTTCAGCAACACGATCACCAACGGTGTAAGTGAATTGACGTTTAGTTGGCATAGTGATTGCAGTCGAATGAATCAGCTGTGTGGTACTCAGGGAAATCAAATGAGCAGTTGTCATTGATGTTATGAGAACAAGTCAAGCACTTGATCTCAGGTAGTCTGTCTTCTATTTGATCAACAACACTAGTGCCCATTAGCTTAGATAGTTGTTGATGCAAATGAAGTAGATGTTCGTACTGTGCATAGGCTTCGGATGAGATTTCATATGTTGTGAAGCGATGTTTACAGTCTTCACATTCTTTACGGCGCCGCTGTCCATGTTGTGCTTTCTTGGATTCAAGCACACGAACAGCGGACTTACCGCATTGAGGACAATCAGGGAGCTTGAGTTTCTGGAACCCCATCTTCTTTAGATAAGTTCAATGAGTTGAGTAGTTCAAGACAATTAACTGAACCCATGATTTTAAATGAATCAATAATTAATTCTTCCTTGAAATCAGGAAGTTCATAGTATGCAAATAAGATGGCTTCTGCTTTATCGAAGTCATCATAAGAGCCTGTTAGTTTTTCAATAACAGAGCCAGGCATGTTGTCAACAAGACAGGTAATAATTGATTGTCTGACTTGTTCCCAACAATGATCAGGAACTAGATAAATTGTTTTAGCAACAAGATCAAGGTCAACGTAGTCTTGTGTCATATAGAAAGACCCCCGCCAATGCAGGGGCCGAACATTCCGGTAGTACCTTAGACAGCTGTAGCTTCTGTGTCAATGAGCTTGTCATAAAGACCAGCATCCTTGAGCCGCTCAAGCATGCCACACATCATGGTTGCGTGGGCTTGAGTGGTCTCCATGAAGTGACGTGCACGTTCAGCTGAGATCACATGAACGTTGCCGTTAGGTTCGACATACTTCCATGAGCCATCAGGCTGAGGATCACCCTGGAGCGCAAGCTTCTCAGAGTTACGGACGTAACGTAGCTCAAGGTTATGATGATCCTTAAGGCCATCACCATCCGTCCATGTAGCACCGATGTTGTAGCGCTTCTCATCATCAGAGTATGCATGGAACTCAGGGATGAGAGATTTGAAAGCAGAAAGGAATTGCATTGTTTTGAATTGAGTGTGGGTTGGTAGCCGACTGGGACTTACACCTTATGGATGCCCAGTTATGTGTGTCACATATTTATTGCTTGGCTCATAGTTAAGTAAAGAAAAGACTGCCTGCTGACGGATTCGAACCGACACTGAACGAGGCTTAAACTCGTCGCCTCTACCAGTTGGGCTAAGCAGGCTCGCTTGGACTTACGTCAATTGCATCTGACTGCCAAGTGTGATCTTGAGGCAGGACTTCCATTCCGTAAGTCCAGCTATCGTAGTCTTCTTCGTTGCGGGGATCGTCTTCAATCAAGATGTACTGTGGTGAATTGTCATGAATGTAATCGCCGAGATTAGCTAGTGCCATGGCAAGCAACTGCTCATCGGTATGGTCCATGGTTAAAGAGGCATCCCATTTACGAGGATAGGATGCCCCTGCTGTGGCTTCAGCAATTAGATGCTAGCTGCTTTTCACGGGAGTGCAAGGCCAGCTTGAATGCAGCGGAGTACTGCTCTTGCTGGCAGTCATCCAATCGCTGGTTGCCAACACCAGCAATTTGTTTGACGTTCATCACACCCATGGATACATCCAGTTGGATGGTGAAGGTTGGTTTGCTATCAATCATGCAGAGCACAATGAAGTGCTTGCGTTTCTTGATGTTCTCAGCATACTGAGATGCAGAGCCAACACAGTTGCGAACAGCTTGGCCCCATTGGGCTAGCTGATGCGTATCAATGGGTTGGAGGAATGTCCATTCTTGTTCACCCATGTTGACCTTGACAGGCATAGGGAACAAGTCCTGGTACAGAGACTCCTTCTTGTTTGTGATCTTCCACGCCTCTGCTTGTACATAGTCATGGAAGTCAGGCATACGCCAGCGCTTGGGTGGTTCAAGCGTCTTACCTTCTTCTAGAATGCGCATGATCATTGAGAATGTATCATTTAATTCATAGAAACTTTTAAGATGATAATCATAATCAGACATTGAACCAATACGTGCGCCAATGTCAAGTTCGTTATATTTACGCAAGATATTAAAGAATGAAGCAACAGACATATGTTGGCGTAGCCATTCAATTAATTGAGAATCAGTACGTAAATAGTCAAGACGAATTGAACGTAGCTCATCGTAGTAAGTACGGTAATGATCGAGTGGGCATTCAGGCCAAATCTTATTTACAAAGTGAATTGAATTAGTGATTTGCTCGAATGCTTTATAGCCATACTTAATTGTTTTACGTGCTGTATTATCTGGATTGTTATATTCTGCAGTGCAGCGATCAAGTTCTATTTGTAATTGTTTCTTGATATATGGAGTAGTAATGATATGACTGATTGCTGTAAGTGTTACATAAGTTGAAGACAAAGTACCATGCTCTTTGCGGAATGATTCCGCAGTATCAAGCATGTTATCTACTGTCAACTTAAAGTTAGCTTTGTCAGAGATATGGCGAGTCAGTGACGCTGGTATGTCTAGCGCATCAAGTACGTTGTTGCACTTGATGCGATCAAAGATACCACGTGAATCAGACCATGATGGTATGGTTGACATCAGCTCTTGCTCAAATTGAGTAATTGCTGCTGCCATATCACGTGACTTTTGGTAGTAATTACCAACGCTTGATTTACGCCAATGACGAGAATCATTGCCATTAACAATGTCTTGCTTGGTAATTAATTGAGAGTAAGTAAAGATCTGTACGCCCCGACCAGTGGTGTGCTCAGTGCATTGATCTTTACTATTCCAGATTTGATGCGGCACCATCTTTGCTGCTGCCGATGTGTTCTTGAATCCATAGGCATAGCCATAGATATAGTCTTCACCTCGTTGAGGGAGCCATGCTGCGTACCAGCATTGTTCGTAGTGATAGAGAATAGCGATAGGTACAGTGCGTGCTTGCGGAGTTGCCACATCCACAAGCTTGGTAAACAATTGAAAACGGCCTGGTGCTAGCTCGCTATTGATGCGGTCTATCGCATCTTGCTGCAAGCCACTGCGTACGACATCTTCTGGGATCAGATGTGGGATATTACCCAGTGGGTACTTAGCTTTCTTAGGAGCCTTAGCAGGTTCCTGTTCTCTGACCAAAGCCTTGAGCTTTGGGTCATAGGCAAGCAGTTCTTGTTGGAGATTGGAGGGTAGAGCAAAATGCATGAGTTGAGTTCGTAGTTGGTTCGTAGTATTGAGCAGTTTAGCGTCATGCTCAGGACGTATGACTTAGTTAGTCAAGCTCTACAAGTTGCCATTGAGGATCGAGGGAATCAAGATAGCTACAGAAGCCGTCTTCATCAAGAGGTATTGGTTCCTCTGGATCCAGTTCAATAGTTGCTTGACACAATGCTGGAGCCCACTCTTCAGGTTCGAAGCGAGTCGCCCGATAGAGGAGGCGCATTTCGTCAACAAGAGCTGTAACTGTGACATGAGTATCTGTGAATTGAGTATGTTCGATTGCGAGTACAGTCATTAGTCAGGTTCCACAAATGAAACTGTGTTTGATATGAAACACTTGTAACGAGTCCACGCCCTTGCAGTTGTGTGCTCGCCCATGAAACGATTGTTATCAAGGCAATTTTGATGTGCACGTTCCGATGCACAACGTGCAATGTTGATGCGTTCGAACAAGCTGAGGTTTGTGTCTCTGTTGTACATGAGTTGAGTTGAGTAATTGGATTTGATCTAGGACTTACACCTTACGGATGCCTAGATCTTTAGATTAATTTAATGTTTGGAATGCTCAATCCTGTGCCAGGAACACTGAGTGATCCTTTGACACCATTTGGATTGGCATTGAGAGTTAGTTGGAATGGACCAAGCTTAATCGCTTTGGTCATTGATTTAATTCCGTGTTCAGTTATGTTGACACCATGGATGGTGCGATCAAAACTGATGAGTGATTTCTTAGTCATTTGAGGTCTTCAGGTAGGAGTGCATTGGCATCATCGTCATCCATATTTGTCATGACGAATTTCTGTCCATCGGGGGATATAAAGCCACCGATGAAACCGATGCCATGTTTATCTGCTGATTCTTTCATCTTTGCTACAAGCTGCATAGCTTGAAGTCTTTGCATATCCAGAGAGTCTGGTATGCGAGGAGTGTTTGGTGTTGGCATTGATGTTGAGTTGATTAACTGATGAAGTCTATCAGGGTTGTAAAGGGTTGATTGATGTATTAAAAGATATTACTTATAGATAGTACTTATATAAACCATAGATCCCCCCTGGTACTCCACTGGGGGAGTGTGAGGGGGGGAATACATGTGTACTACCTGATGTTACCGATGCATCTCCTGGTGTTCTTTCCATGCAGCTGCATGCATTTCTGCTGCAGTGATGGGTGGTTCACCAGGTTCGTTAGGTGTTGGATCGTAGTCGATCTCATCTTCCAACATGCCGATGACCTCATCGACAATGTTACGCATGTGCGGATCAAGATGCTCGTCCATTTGATGACGCTTATCTTCGCGAGCACAAATGGCTTTAAGTGCATCAACTACTAGCTTTAGTTGATGGTACTCATTCTTGGTCCAATCAATTGCTGGATACTTCTTGGTTTGTTCCATGGTTGAGTTAAGGTTGAGGTTGGGTTGTAGATACCAATCGTGTTTGTTTACCATTGCTTCACAGTGGTAACACTGAAGTGCTGTCCACTGGAAGTGATAAACAGTTGTCCGATTGTTGCACTGTGGGCAGTAAATAGATTTACCACCTTGCGATGCACGTGTTGAGTCTGTTACTTGTGTCATTGACAGATCACAGTAAATCCTGGGACTTACACACCGTACTTACGTAGGTGAAGCCCAGGTGTGGACTGATGTATTGGCATGTATTCGCTATTTGCGAATAGCAAATATATAACGGAAGTGTTATGGAGTCATAGCCCGGTCTTAGGTTCGAGCATGATCCAGCCAGTGTAGTTAGCACTGGTTCGATCAACGCGTAGTAATCCGTATTGTTCTAGTTTGATCAATGCGTTGAGATATTGATCAAGCCTTGATATTTGGGTTGAACACCGTGGCACATAGCACGGAGTGTTCTTATGCTTCTTCTTGTGATTCAAGAAGTAGAGATATAGATTTCGCTGATTGATTGTCAGGCCTGGTGCTAGGCCCAGTACTTCTGTTGTCATCAGCAGTAGTGTGGTTTGATTTCGGGATAGACTTTAGCGTATCCGTTGTCAAAGTTGACTTCGTAGTTCGAGTACGTCGTTGAGAGGCCAAGGCTTGGCTGCTCTTGGATCTCGTACTCGTCGAAGTATTGGATGAAGGTTTGGACTGCTTGCTTCTTGGAGAAGATGCAGTGGGTAAGGACTGGGTATCCTGCTTGGTAGTACCAACCACCTTCCTCTGGACCACCGTAGTTGAGTGTGGTTTCGTGGATGGTGATTGTCGTTGGGGTTTCGTATTCCCATTCAAGGTGTGTGTTGTAGCGCTGGAGGGCGTAACGCACTTTGTAAGTTCTGGGGTAGAACTTTTGGAGCTCACTGAGATAAGACATTGAATTGAATCGATGAGTGTTGTGATGAGAATGGAGATGAGGGTAATGATGACAATGACGATGTCATCTTCGTGATTACGATTCGTCATCATAGCCCTCCCATTCTTCTTCAGTTGTTTCACGCATAGCTTGCTCTTGTTGATATGCAATGTCAGCCATTGCATCAAGCAAGTCTGCGTTGAAGTTGTTATCGAGGTTAGTCATGGTTTGAGTTGAGGTAAGTGGATAAGTGGACACTAGCCGTGGGGTACGAAGTCAGAGTCGCTGAGCAATTGGTGGACTGACAGGCAGTCCTCTGCAATCTCATCTCTGGTGCAGCCGTCCCAATCATCAGATTGATCTTCGATCACTTCGCAGCCAATGTCTTCGAGTTGATCGACGAATTGATTCCAGGTACGTGCTTGGCCCCAGACGTGGGCATAACGCCCAGTGAGGTCAGCGACTAGTGCGATGTGGAGTCCCATTGTTCTGTGGTGTGATGTTGGTGATGTCAACGCCTAACAGTGCAGGCACTGTGAATGAGGCGATGATGATGGCAAAGGTTGCGACCAGTACATTCCCTAGTCGATTCTCATGAGTCTCACCATAAGAATCAAGGGTGATGTACTTGCCTTTGCCCATGGAGTAAATAGTTCGCATGGTGTTGTGTGCAGTTGCTGCAGGAGGTGAGTCCTGCAGTAAACCCACCACCGATACGGATCCGTATCAATGGAAGGGTTAAGAGCAGGAGTCTGTCAGAAAGGAATTTCTTCCAGTGTAGGTTCTACCTGGAGTGTTGGTTCAACCGTTGCCTTGGGCTTAGGTGCTGAACCAATGGTTGCCCTTACGTTTGTAAGAGCGATCTCTGGGTAGCGAAGAGGAAGTAGTTGTTCATCCTTGGTGTAGTGCGTACGAATACTTGCGATCCGTACGTCCCACTGGCTAAGGATGAGTTGCTGTCCGACAACGAATGTACCGTTGCGGTAAGCAGTTAACAATCCGTTGGAATTGTTAAATTTAATCCGACAAGACTTGTCGTATGCATCATTGACTGCAACTGTGATTGCAAGGAATTCACGTCCTTCATAGGTCGCGACTTCCATGTAAGTAACGTTGCCAATGATGGTGTTAGAGAACATGGTTGGTATGAAGTTGAGTTGATGTACAGGATGTTGAGTCCTGCAGTAAACCTACCGTCGTAGTACATACGTACTGACGGCAGGGCTTAGAGCAGGGATCAGTTTAGATACTTTGCATTAATGCAGTAGTAGCTATCACCAAGGAAGCTCTTGGTGTAGATCAGGTTATGTCCTGGTCTGTTGTTGCATGTCTTCTTGTAGTGTTGGTTGAGTAGCTTCTGGCCTCCAGCAGAAAGGAATAAGCCACAACCAACGCCGAGAACAAGAGCAACACAGGAATCGATAAAGTGATTGTTTGTCATGGTGTTATGTAGTGTGTTAAGAACGCTCACATCATTTGCATGATGCGTTCTTGTTCCATGTCGATGCTGTACTCGTAGTACTCATGCATCTCCATGAGCATGTCTTTCATTGAGCTTGGTAATCCACCGCCGAGAGTACGGACATCACGCTCCAACCATTCCTGGTATGTAGCATTGGTATCGGCGTCGAATGTATTCCATAGCTTCTCGAAGTGAAGCATGGTTGATTCACCGCCGTACCATGTGATGCGATACTGATGTTCGCCGGATGGTTTGTAGACCAGTGCAGGTGTTGTCACTGTTGAGTTGAGGTAGTGTTGATGACAGGATGTTGAGTCCTGCAGTAAAGGCCCGTAGGCCCTTAGTGCAGAAGTCAAAGTTCAGTCTTGGGAGTAATGACAAATGCCATATCGTTAGGCATCAGCAGGGCTGCTGCACGTATACGGTATTCATTTAGCTTGGTGCTGACATACTCCTTAGATTTGTCACTCTCCAGCATTGCTGCTGTTGAGATAAGTGCATTGGCTAGTCCTTTGCGGATACCCATATTGTGTAGTGTAGATGCCACGGGATTGTGGCAATAACTGGGCAGGGGTTTGCACCCTGCCACCCGCTTTAACGGATCAGCTAGTTTGGAAGGCTGACCTGAACATTGAGTCATACACCTTATGTGTAACCTCGCGGTTCGGATCGTTAATCGCAACAAAGCGATCAACCATTTCAGCTAGGCAGACTTCATAGTCAACCATTCTCTGACAACAATCTTCAATTGCTGCCTCACGAAGTGAGATCAGCACTTCAAGAGTGTGAGCAAGAGCTTGGTCCACAGGAATCTCCTGTTGTGTGCGGTGCCTATCTCCGCTGGAGGCAATGACCAGAGCCAGGCATTGCACCTGGCTTGGGAGCTATAACTCACCTGGCCTGAAGCTGACGTACGAACTTACGTGCGTTGTTAACTGACATCGTGGTGCTGCAGTCGTAACCCTTCTGGCTCTTACGAACCAGCTTGGTGATACGAGCTAAGCCCACTTGCTTGTTAACCACGAAGTGATACGTTGCTTGCTTGGTTGAGATTGTGAAGAAGATGTCCATTGATTTGAGATGGATTGAAGGTTGCTGCGTTTAACGTCCAGCTCGACGTAGCTATCAAAGTAGATAGATAAGAATCAAGTGCTGAACTGCGTTCTCACCCTTGGTCCTCCCTTGAAAGCTACTGTCTTATATGGACGAGAGCGGGGCGGGGCGCAGATTATACCCATGTGCGATACGGATTCGTATCAAAATCAAGGTAAATGTATCAAATTATACAGTTCTAAGGGTGTTTAGTGAGCGCAGCGAGCGCTCCCTTCGTGAACGAAGTGAACTCTACATGCTTCTAAGCATTTATACTCACTTCCTCACAGGTAACACCCTATCCTTTCTTTTTTTCTATACGTAATCCACTACGCGTAGGGTATATAAGAAGCGTCAGCAAATTTTTTATCCTTTTTTGACCTCTATAGGAGCCGATTTTTGTAAAGAATGTAAGGTTATACTTGCTTTTGCCCAAGAAAACACACAAAAAAGCCGGGTTTTTACCCCGGCGTTACCAAAATTTATTTTTAATTTTTTATTCAGAGGTTTTGTTTACCCCATTTTGCTGCAGCTGAAGAAGCCTTTGCGTAAGCTTCGGGATCTGGACGCTCTGAAGAGAGTTTATTCCGTGCCCCAATAATAAATTGCTGGACTTCTGTATCGCTAGTCCCTTCTTTTTTTAATTTATCCGCTGCATCAGCAATTGCATTGAGTGCAATCGCTTTTTCAATGCGATTTTTTGGGTTCATAAGCCCAATTCCCGTTTTCTTGACTTATTTTCTTGTCAATAGTCTAGCGTATTCGCATTTTTCTTAAATTCTTCGAAGTAAAATACACATAACAAAGATACAAAAAAATAAATTAACCATGGCGCTAGCACCTGCTGATTTTTACGCCTACAGCCAGGCCACTGGTACGCCATACCCAGAAGATCCGGAAGAACGTGCAGCTCTAGCCCCACAGGTCGCTGCTTTCCGCCGTAGTCAGCTTCAGCCTGCCCAGGAGCAGTCCAACCTTCCAGGCATTCTTGGCGCCGCAGCCCTTGGCTTAGGTGCCTTAGCCGGTGGTGCAGTACTTGCTAGACGTTTCGCCGGAAAGAAACCTACTTCTACTGTTGGGCTGACAGCTGAAGGAGCACAGAACGTACAAAATATTGGAACAATGGCACGGCAAGCAGCAAATGAAGCTGCTGTAATCCAAGCTCGCGCAGAACGTCCACAAGGAATTCAACAAGTTGACCTGTCTGCTGTCAATAAACTTTTAAATGACAAATCTTTGTTAGCTGCCGTTGAAGCACAAGAAGCTGTTGAGTCTTTAACGCCGCAACAACTATCTGAATTCCGTGGTGCTGAGTCACGTGCACGTAATGAATATCGTGGTGCAATCACCGCAATAGGTGATGAGATCATTGCACAAGAAAGAGCAGCTGCAAAGATTCCTGTTGTCAACCAAACGTTAGGTGCATTGGAATCTGGTGAAGACCAGGTGACTGGTCGTATCTTGCGTGGTGTACAGAGAAATGAAGATCTTGATTCTTCCGTTGTTAACGCAGTTGCTAAACAAACTGGTAATGCAGAAGTTGCAGCATCTTTAACACCTGATGGTGTACCTAAAGATCAGCTGGAACTTAATCAACCCTACACAGCTCAAGAACTTGTTGAGGTAGCAAAGCAAGAAATGCTTTCGCGTCGCCAGTCTTTAGAGCAAGCTGGGATGCGTCCAGGAACCGTAAGGTTTGAAAGGGCACTCGCTCAGCCTTTCCGCACATCACAAAACGCTGTTGTCACTGGTACAGCACCCGTTGGTCTTGCCTTACCGGCAGGAGCAATTCGTCAGACCGTTGAATCAGTTGGTGCCGGTGAACCGTTAATTGAAAAGGCTGTTCTTAACATTGGCCCACAAGCAGTTTTAACATCTACAGCGGCAGGCACCGCAATCCGTGGTGCATCACCCAGCTATTACGAGGCGCTTCCCAAACAAGAGCTTCGTCAGCTTTACGGAGCGGCTGATCCCTTGGTGCCAGGTGCACCTGATGAATTAGTGCCAGATCTTCCTGCTTCCTTGCGCATCCGCGGAGGTGTCGCACCAGATGTGGAGCCAGAACTTCTTTCCAAACAAGAAATTCAATATAGTGTTTTAGATAGGCCCCAAGTTGCTGGCCCTGCGGGTGGCTCTGCAGGCATCGGCATTTACGGTATCGAACCAGGCTTCGTACCCGGAGCAGTTACAAAATCAACTGGCGAGTACAGTGAAGCGTCTTCTCGTAAGCCAAGCTATGTTCCAGGTTGGCTGCAACGCAAAGCAGGACGTACCGGTTTTGAGAATCTAAATACTGCACAGCTTGCGACCGCTGCCGAGAACGCAAAGGCACCTAAGATTCAAGCTGCGTTAGAGAACGAACTAGGCAAAAGAAAAGCCGCTCAAGAGAGTATAGAATTATCAGAAGAAATGCGTCGAACTAGAATGGAAAGACCAGATGCACAAAATTTCTTGGCAGAAAAAATGCAGCAATTAGGCATTTCTGCCATTGGTGAGTATTCACCCTTACCTCGCCGCTATCGTTGATCATGGCTGAAGAAAAGAAAGACAAAAAATGGATTCAAGGCATGGAGATGAAGGAAGGCGCCTTTACACGTAAGGCAAAACGTAAGGGCATTACCTCTGCTCAGCTTCAGCAGAACGTTCTTGCAAATCCTGACAATTATGATGAAAAAACAGTAAAGCAAGCGCAGCTGCGTAAAACTCTTGTAGGGTTAAAAAAGGATAAAGACAAAAAGAAAGCTGAAAGCTGATGGCAAAAGATTATCGTCTTGACCTTGGCCGTTATATCGATTACACAGCCGATATCTTTGCCAAAAAAAAGAAACTTAATTTTGATGACTTATTTTCATCAAAGCCATCTTCTGGCACATCTCCATGGATGCCAAGTCGTTTTGAAGGAAATGACCTGGTACGTAAACTGCAGACTCGTAAATTACAGCTAAACCCAGGTCTTAACTTTGTTGGCGAACAGCCTGAGGAGTATGAAGTATTTGCTGGGCTTGGGCGCTTCAAGCGCCAAGAGGATTACGACTTTCAAACAGGTAGGCCAAATACAAAACTTCGTCCAGAAGAACAACCTGGCTACACACCTTTGTGGAAAGAAGCTTACGAATTAAGTCCTACCCTAAATCCAGGTCAACGCATTTCCAATCCAATGCCACGTGCCACAAACCCAGATCCCAAGGGATACTTGATGTCTATGGCTGAAAGAAAAGTGGAGAATGAAATGGAAGGAAATATGTCAGTTGCCCAATTGTTGGAAGACAAGAAAACTTCTGACAAAGATAAAGATAAAAAAACAGAAGAGGCTAAATAAAAAAAGCTTAGCGTTTATAATAAAAAGAAAAGATACCATGGCAATCGGCGGTGGTGCTTTCCAGGGCATCTTAAATTTAATCAAAAAAAATCCTGATGTCATTAAAGAAGCAGGGATGAGCGCTGCTTTGACGACAGGCATTGGTGCGTTGACTGGAGATATTCCTGGGGCATTGAAATATGGTCTTGCCGACTTTGCTCTTTCTTATCCAGCAACACTTGCTGTTAGAGGTTTACGCCCAAAACCAGCTACGCGTGTAATGGATGTTAATACAGGAAAGATAGTTGAAAAACCTGGTAGAAGCTCTTTAGAAGTACCTGCGAATATTGGTGCATCCGTCTTATCTGGCATTGCGGTTTCTTCTTTAGATTCACCTGCCGTCATGGGGCAACAGCAACAGATGGCGCAACAGATTGAACAACGTTCAATGATGAATCAACTCCCTTTACCGGAACAAAATTTATCGCCAGGAACACAGTTTCAAATGACTGGACTTCCTCCTATTGATGGCTTTCAAAACTTATTAAATAAAAGAAATAATTGGACGCAATACCTAAGCCCGCAAGATCAAGCTTTAATTCAACAAACTTTAGGAGCGCAATAAAATGGCATTCCAAGATCTTTTAAATAAAGTAAGTAATGTCAAGGAAAAACTTGCAAGTGGTGCAAGAGCTAGTGCAGAGGCAAGCAAACGCGCTTCTGGCGTCGAATATTATCCAACTGCTTTAAATCTAAAAGGACGTTATTCAGAAGAACTTCGTTCACTTGGTGTTTCTTTTAAAGAAACCCCTGTAGAAGCGTTAGGTGCTCTTGGCACGCGTATCATGACTGATGTAACCAATGATGGAACGCGTGGCATCTACTGGCGCTACAACAGCCCACTTGCAATGCTTGAAACAGGTATACAAAAAGCAATTGGTAAAGAAGCATACAAAGAATTAGGTCCAGCAAAAACTGGATTGATCGGTGCCGCAATCAGCATCCCAGTAACAGCTGCCGCTGGTGCATACAACATTCTTAATCCACAAGAGCAATTCAGGCCAAAAGGCTTTGCACAAAGTTATGCAGAGGAAGGTTCAGAAGATCGCAGGGAAACATCTCAACCTGGTCCAGAGTTATTTGAACGCTTTTTCTTAGGTAGGACTGGAAGACCTCTTAATTACGAAACAGCAAAACAAGATATTCCTTCTTTGACGCCAGAACGCTATGGCAATTATTTAAGAGATTATTATCAAGACAAAGGATTCCTGGGAATTGTAAAAGGAACAACTGAAAACTTAGAGGGCGTGCCAGAAGTCCGCGTTCTTGGCTATCCGGTTACAATTCCTGCTGTTACCGCAGCAGCGGGTGGTATCGCTGGCGCAGCAACCGCAATACGTACAGCACCAACTGTTAAAAATTCTTTCAGGCGCGGATTAGCCGGCGCTGCGCTGGGATCTGGAGCGGGTGTGATTGTTGGTAACTTAGCAAACGCTGTACTTGCATCGAAAGCTACAGAGCAAACATTGCCAACTTCAGCTCAATATGAAATGCTGCAATGATAGAATTTATTTAAATAAGGTTATTTATAAATGCAACCTCCTATTCCTGGACTTGAATCTTATTTATCTTCCGGCGCTGGTGGCGGTATGTCCGGAGGAGCAGGCAATTACGACCCCAGGATTAGGGAGTTACTTGCCAAAGGCGTAGATCCACGTGTCATTCGTACGCTTGGCACTGAAAATGCAGGACGAACCGTCCAAGGTGCAAAGGGCACACAAGAGTTTCTTGGTAATTTTGTAAGTGGTTTAGGCGCCCTTCCTGTTGGCCGCTTATCGCTTGTTGGCGGCCTTGTTGGTCCTGCAATGACTGCTGTAGAAGAAGCACAGGCTGGACGTCCAACCGGCGCCGTAGGTGCATTAGGCGGCGGTGCCCTTGGCGCAGCTGGCGGCTTAGCTTTGGGACGAGTTGCCTTAGGTGGTCTTGCAAAAACAGGCGGTTTACCCGGACTTATTGGTAAAGTTGGTCAGGCAGCACTTCCTGCTATCGGTGGCCTTTTAGGCGCTCCTGTTGGCGCACAGGCAGCTGAATCTTTCCGTCAGAAAGCAACAGGTGAGCCCACAAAAGGAAAAGAAGGTGAGTTCAGTACTCAACTTGCCATGGCAGGGCAGATCAATGAGCTTGGCGCTACACAATACCGTGATCAGCTTGGCACCTACACAGGAGCAGTGCGTGATCTCCAACGTGATATTTCCAACCAACAGTTTTTAGATCTCCAGCGCAATATTCCTCTTATCGAGAAGATGAAGAATAATGAGCTGATTCGTCAGCAAGCTCTTCTCAATACCCAAGGTCAGCTGCAAAGCCAGCTTGGTGTTCTTGCAACAGCAGGTGCCCTGGCCCAAGGTGCACAGGCTGAAACAGGCGCAACGCTGCGTTCTGCTTTAACCTCTGCTCCTTACGCTGGCTCCGTACTTCAGGCTCCCCAAATTCGCTTCGGGTGATAGCAATGCAAAAGTATAATTTTCCGAATTATTCGGCAGCAGCATTTAAGGGCGGCCCAGTCATGGGTACCACTCAGCCCATGCAGGCAATGCAGCCAGTACCCCTTGCTGGAAGGTACGGGGAAGTGATGCCAGAAAAGACTAAATCCCAAGAAGTAAAAGAACAGCTTTCAGAGCTTGGTATTGATACTTCCACTCCAATCGGCAGCGCATTAGCTGTCAATCTTTTCCAACGTGCCCAAGAAAACGATATTGGAAAAGTTAAAGAGCAAGGCGAGTACTTTAAAGGTTTAATGAATGAGATGGCAGATGCCGCTCAAAAACGTGCGATGGAAGCAAATGTTTTTGCTGGCATCATCAACCTACCTAACCAATTCTCTCGTGCAATGGCAGAGAAATATAGGTACTTCCCTGAGACAATGGAAGTGGTAGCGCAAGGCATCCGTCCAGGTACCTCGTTTGCTAACCGCCAATACATCAATCTTTAATAGGTAAACGTCATGTCTTTATTTGGCTTTGATCTTGCTTCTCAAGGAATTAATCTTGCACCTGGTGCAGCAGGCGCATTATCTGGCGGTGGAAGCGGCGGTTTTGGCAGCTTCTTTAGCGGTGGTAACGGCCTTGGCTTTTTAACTGCTGCTAATTCGGCATTATCTGGTTTAGCGCAAGCGAATGCAAACCAATCTGCCGAAAACCAACTTGCTGCTGCAAATGCAGTATTTGATGCAAACTTTGGTAAGGATATATTCTCTTCTAACTTAGATTACTTCCGGCAAAAGGAAGCTCCTGCCTGGGCCGCCAAGTTTGCGGTGAATGATCCTTTCTATCGTCAGCAACGTACGATGCAAGGTCTTCCTGAACTTGCGGGACGTTATGGCCGTTTCGGCGCATTTGTATCGTAAGTTCTCTTCCGCTAAAATAAAAAACAAGAGCAATAATAGGTCGTTTTAGATGGCATTTCCTTTAGCTGCTGTTGCGGGAGGCCTTGCAACTAGCCTTGGTGGATCCCTGGCAGGATCTCTTTTTGGTGGCGGTGGGACAGAGTTCCAGCCGTCTGAAACGATGCAAGCCCTAAGTGATTACGGCTTGGGACAACTTAAGGCAAGTAAAGCGCAGAAAAAGAGCCTTAAATCTCAATTTAGAAATCTAATTGAAGAAGGTAATAGAGGTGGCGCAGAAGCATTTCTATCTTCTTATAGGGATCGCTTTGCTAATCCAAAGTTTATTGATAAAGCATTAGGAAAAAGCTATAAGCAAGATGTTAATTACGACACCAGCCAATTCTTTAATGTGGCTGATCGTGTGTTTAATCAAGCAGGCGTAGGCTTCTCTGGTGAAGACTATCAAAACTTTGCAGAACAAGCAAAGGCCTTTGGTATCCGCAGCCCCCAAGCTTTCCAAGACATGTTAAAGCAAGACTTGATTGCTTCCGGTAAGATCATGACTCCGGAGCAAGAAAGGCTTTCTTATATGTTTGGCATGCCATCTCGTGATGCATCAGGCATGATTACAAACATGTACAAGCCGTTGCGTCGTATTGATGGCAACGCAATTGCACAAGGCGTACCCGGCACCTTTTAATATTTAAATAGTATTTAATGAGAGCGTAAAAATGGCTAAAGACAATAAGAAAAATAATCAAGCAGTTAATCCTTTGATTGCCTACGCTCAGCAAATGGCTGGCGGCGGTGGCAATAAAGGAGGCGGTGGCGGTGGCGGCAATAAAGGCGGTGGCGGTGGCAATAAGAATAATGGTGGCGGTGGCAATAAGAATAATGGTGGCGGTGGCGGTAACAAAGGAGGCGGTGGCGGCAATAAAGGCGGTGGCGGTGGCGGCAATAAAGGAGGTGGAGGAGGCAATAAAAACAACGAACAGACAAAAGCAGAGTCACGAGAAAGAATCAAACAGAAAGCTGCAGCTGGTATCTCTTTAGCTCAGATTAAACAAAGTAAAGCAGGACAAAACGTTAATCCTGGCAAAGTAAAGGAGCTTTTTAATGCGTTCACTACCATCGAAGGTGGTGGCGGTGGCGGTGGCGGTGGCGGTGGAGGAGGAAACAGAGGCGGCGGTGGCGGAAACAGAGGTGGTGGCGGCGGTCGCAATAATGGCGGTGGCGGCGGCGGTGGTGGCGGTGGTGGTACCCCTGTTGACACCTCAGGTGGTGGCGGCGCAACAGGTGGCGGTGGAGCTGCAGGAACTGATTTTGCGACCATCTTTGAAAACTTAAGTACAGCTCAAGAAAACCTTGCTAATATTCAAGGTGGCTTTAGTGTTCAAGCCGCACAGATTGGCGCTGATGCTACCGTTGCATCTGCTGGTTTAAGAGCTGATGCTGATAAAGAAGTAGCTAAAGCGTACGCTGATGCTCAGAAGTTTTCCGCTGACCGTGGCCTGGAAGGCACCAAATATGTTGCCGACCGTGAGTCTGAGTGGCGCCAAGCAGTCGCTAACATTGAAGTAAAAGGTCGCCTGGATCTCCAACCAATCATTAATGCGGGTATCCAACGAGTGGCCGAGATTGAAGGCGCTACTCAGCGTGATGTCGCTGATATCACTGGTAAATTCAACCTGGCATCTACAAAGGCTCGTACTGATGCGGATGAAAGAATCAGCAAGGTACAGCTTGCCGGTAACTTATATGGCCTGATTAATTCCGTATTTGGATAATATTGTTTAAAATATAAGGAGACGGATTGATCTAACTATGACTAGTAGCGTACCCACTGGCCAAAGCGGTGCTGATGACTTTTTTGACATCGATAAGTTTCAGCAGCTTCTCGATCGATTAGAAGGCTCTAAAGGCCGTCAGCGTCGTCAAGAAGGCCTTGAGGGCCGGCGTAATATCTTTACGCAGGGTCTCGCCAGCATGATGAGCAACTTCTGATCTTTTAAAAGGTTTTAACAATGACTAGTAGCGTACCCGCCGGACAAAGCGGCGCAGATGACTTTTTTGATATCAACAAGTTCCAGCAGCTTCTTGATCGTCTCGAGGGATCAAAAGGTCGTCAGCGTCGTCAAGAAGGTCTTGAGAGCCGCCGTGACATTTTTGCTCAAGGCCTTTCAAGCATGATGAGCAACTTCTGATTTACTATTGGAGAATAAAAAGCCATGACTAGCAGCGTACCTGCAGGTCAATCTGATCTAGACGATTATTTTGACCTAGACAAATACAAACAAGCTGCTGAAGTGGCTTATAGTTTTTCCAAGAAAAAAATCGAAGATGCTGGAACCCAAGAACGTGAAACTATCGGCAAAGGGGCCCAAGAACAAAGGACCTCTGCCGAGCAAGCACAGCGGTTCCGAGATACAGACGAAGCAAGGGATTCAGCTCAGGCCCAACGAGCGTATCGATATTGAGATATTTGACCAGTGGGTCGATAACTTAACATCTGCAGAACAAGAAGCATTCAATATTTTTGCCGAAGAAAATTATTCGGTAATTGAGTGCTTCTTATATGCGCGTTTCCTTGGTTACAACGGAAGTATTATCCCATGTGAACTATGGGTTAAACAGCTGTACCCAAAGCCAGATCATCGCAAAACACTTCTATATGAAGTGGAAGAGATGCAAGAAGATATCCGTAAGTTACGTGAAGACGTTGATAACGGTGTTGTAAAAAGAGATGCGGGCGTTGCACGTATTGCCTCTATGCAGAAAGAGCTACGTGGAACGATTGCTCAGATAGAACAGGCGACAGCTGGTCGTGATCGCAAAGGCTTGTTAATGGCTGGTGCAGATAGAGCCATACGTGAATTAATGTCTGTCTTTAAGGATGATCCCATTGAACTCCCCCTTGAAGAAGCGTCAATGAGTGTCTGGGCTAAAATGCAGTTTGAAGAAGGTTAGTTAATTAAAAATGGATTTAAATCAACAAGCTATTCCCGCAGGTGATGAGCGTCTCGCTGGTAGCTTGATGAATGTTGTTTTAACATTACAAAAAAACCGTCGACGTGGTATTGATAGTTCAACGCCAAGTCTTAAAGGATCGCCGCAAGAAGGCGCAGAAGTATTAGGCGCTGTGCGCGATCAAAAACAAAATGAACAAAAAGAAAATGCCACCGGAACTCCTGGAGCACTTCCGCAAGAACGAGGCCAAGAGGGAGGACGGCAGCGAGATGTCGGACAAGGAGAAGAGGAAAGCGGCATTGGACAAAGCTCGCAAGTACAAGGAGCAGACAAAATGAGGCAATATGGAAGAAAAATGATGTAGCATTCAGTAACTAATTAGATAGTTAATCAAGTGCCGTCTTATCAACACCTTGCTTACCGTCGTAACGCTAGGGCAGCGGCACAAAAACAACAGTTACGTCCCCCCAAGAATGCTGCGAGTATTCAGAAAGCTCGCGATGATTTTGGTTTCTTTTGTGAGTATGTAGCCGATAAGCCACCTGCTGAACACCATCAACATTGGCATCGCCATTTCATTACAGATCAAGATAGTACTTGCCTCATAAAAATTGCAGGTCCCAATGTTGACTTGCTTGCTCCACGGGGTTCTGCAAAATCTACAGTCCTTGGACTTTTAACTGCATGGGCAATTGGAGTTCATACACATGCCAGGATGCCACTGCAGATCCTGTATCTCTCCTATACCGTTGACATTGCTCGATCAAAGTCCGCAACAATTAAAAGGATCATTGAAAGCAAGCGCTATCAAGAAGTTTTCCCAAAAGTAAGGCTTTTGAAAAATGTCACCAGTAATGAGTACTGGTCCATTGATCACAAGTTTGCTGGTATTGATACTACAGGTGAAGAGCAGTTCACCCTTTGCGCTGCTGGTCTAAAAGGATCTGTGACTTCGAAGCGTTCTCATCTTGTCATGATCGATGACGCCATTAAGTCTGCAGCTGATATTGCTAATCCTGATATCAGGAAGCAGATGCAAGAAAACTGGAATGCAGTGATTGCACCAACAATGTTTGAAGGGGCCAGGGCCATCTGCCTTGGTACGCGCTTTAGACATGATGATATTCATGCAACAACTTTTAACGAGCAAAATAATTGGCAGCAGATCGTTCTTTCTGCAATCCTTAATGATCCAAAAACAGGAGATGAAAAATCATACTGGCCCGAGATGTGGTCACTTGATTACCTAAAAGAAAAGAAGAGGCAAGCACCTATTGCTTTTTCTTTCCAATATATGAATCAAGTGATTAGGCAAAATGAGCTGTCACTTGCACCTGAACTAATTGTTAAAGCTGAAATTGCAACTGAGTTTGACACGCTTGGAATAGGTGTTGACTTGTCTGCTGGCACCAAGGAGAAGAATGACTATACGGTGATGATTCTTGGCGGACGCATCGGAGATCAGATTCATATTATTGATTACCGACGTATACGCGTCATGGGAAATCTAGAAAAACTTGATCAATTAAAAGAACTTCTCAATGATTGGTCAATTCTTGGAAAGGATGAAAACGGTCTTTACTACCCAACACACTCAACGTGTGACATTTGGAGTGAAGCAGTCCAATACCAAGCATCTCTGGAAGCCGACTTTAAGAGAGTGTGTCTTAACGGAGAGGGACTCTGGAATTTGATCTGGCACCCTGTCAAAGGATTCCGTGCGGATAAGCTTGCACGTTTTCGTGGTTGCATGGGCTTATTTGAAGAAAGAAAAATTATTTTTAATCGTTATCGCAATTTCACAGCCATGTTTGAAGAGCTGACTAACTTTGGAGTCAGTAGTCATGATGACACGGTGGATGCTTTGGTTTGGTTAATTACAGGTCTAATGAGAAAAGGACAGCTTCACATTGATTACTAACTTTTAGAATTAGGAAAAGCATTTTTTTCTGGTGGGACCTGAATACGTTGCCATTGGCTTAACAGCTATTATTTCATCTATTACCGGCGGCGGTTGGGCCGCCTCAAAAATACTTAGCCGCTACAACGATCAAGTACAACAAGCCTTCAGCTATATTGGATCACAGAAACGAAGGATTGATGTTTTGGAAGAAGATCTTAAGCGCCTCCCAATGGACTATGTACTTAAGGTTGATTTCTTAAGAGAAATTCAAGACATGCACAATAATTTTCGTGAGATCAACAATAAACTTGATAAACTAATCGAAAAGATGTTATCAAGCAAATGAGTTACGTTCTCGAAGTCCAAGAAGATACGAACGGAGATCAGTACATTATTTTGCCAGACGAGATAACCGAAGATCTTGGTTGGCAAGAAGGTGACCTATTGAACTGGGATGTTCGAAGCAATGGAATTATCCTGAGTAAAGTTAACGACATCTCTGGTTACGAAGTTATAGAAGATTAGAATAAACAAATTGAAGTAAGTGAAATGACTCAAGGTTTTTACGGTGGTTACATGGGTAACGCAGGTGCCATTGATGATTTGGTATACCGAGGAGAGCCTAGGCAGATGATGCCAATGCCGTATTACGGTGGTGGTATGAATATGCAGCAACTCGCTGGCTTTTATGGGCCAGGGCAGATGTCGACTGATGTGATTAAGGCGAACATCCCAATGGGCCAAATGGCTGGCGCACCAAGCTTTGATATCAACCGTCGTCCCGGCGCTCTTGGCGAACGCTCTGGTGAACAGCTCAAAAGGATTTATGAAGGCGGCACGCAAGATAATCGGAAACTAAACGAGGAGTTAATGCGTCGTGGCATTATGCCCGGTGGCCCTAGCTTGCCTATGGCGATGGGTTCACAAATGGGAATGCAGAGCATGCCTGCAGGTTTCCAAAATAAAATGGTTTATTGATTACTAGTTAACTAAAATGGAACCGGAAATCGCAGGCCGCTTTATGTCTGACCTAGAAGCTTTGCAGGCTGTAAGAGCTCCTCAGTTTCCATTGGAACCTTTTACTACACAAGGAGACATCACTTCTCGACGTCCCTCACGTGTTCCATCGCCAGCAGTATTCGTATCACCTGGACCCAAGGGCCCCGGCTTCTAAATAGTAAAAACTGCTAACATAATTAAAAGTATCAAAGGGGATAGATGTCTGACGCAAAGGCCCGCTTAAAGGAAATAATCAATTCCTATCTCGACAAAGATAGTGACATTGTTGTTGACACAGGCGTTGTTGCGTCACATATTGCACAGATGAAATTATTTGGCATCCGTCAGGGTGTTGAATTTTTCCCTTCTCAAGACAACTTCGGTGCGCAGCGCAAGGATTTTCTTGATCGCGTATTGAAATACAACAAGATGGATACGCGCCTGGATTCTATCTGGGAGTATTTTCTTTGTGATGGTAAAGGGCTTTTCTATATTCGTCCCACTAAGCAAAGCTATCGTCTTTACTATTTTCGTGAACACGAATACAGAAGCTATTACAACGTAGATGGTGAGCTCGACGAAGTTGTGATCATCTATAGCTATAAAGTGCGTCGTGGCAACGGGTTTGGTGATCAAATAAATGTCGCTAATTTAAGCGGCATGAAAAATAGTTACGGCCCAGGTGCTAAACGCTATATCCGTTTATCTATCAAGAATAGTCAAATCGAAGAGACTCATTCTGATAGTGACATGTCCTTCGACATGCCCAGTTATTCCTATGGAACTAACACCAAAAAATTCAAGAACACTTTAGGCTTCATTCCTTGTGTTGAGATCGTCAATAATCCACAAGGCTTTTCAACAGAAGGCAGTGGTGAATTTGATGCGATGGCAAATCATATTTGCACGCACGATGATTTGATGCGTACGATTCGTAAAAATATTAATTTCTTTGGTAACCCCACACTCCTTTCTTCCAGGCCTAAAACAGACTTGATGGAAGCAGGTGGGGATATGTCCATCCAGCGTCCTTCCATCGCGGCCAACTCAGGTTTCACAAGCGCTTCTCCCTTGAGCCGTTCCATGTTCAAGGCTGATCCCGTCAGTCGCGGCATGGATGGCCAGCTGCGAGTACCAAGGGTTATTGCAAACCTGGAGCCTAATGACCGAGTTGGTTACATTGTTCCCGATGCAATCACAGGCGACCAAAACTCTTTTGCTCGTCAGTATCGCGAAGAGATTCGCACTGCTCTTGGTGGTGTAGATGAACTTTCGATTTCAGCTGGTGTTACTGCGACTGAATATAAGTCTTTGTTTGGACGAGTATCTGCAACTTCAAAGAAAAAAGCAAATGCTATCTATACACATGGCATTTCTCGTTGCTTGGAATTGATCATTTACCAAGAAGAACAGCTATTTAAATCAACACTTGCAGCTGCTGCTGGCATCGAAAAGCCAGTAGATTTGGGACCTAACGCCCCTCCGGAAGAAGAGCAGGCCTATAAGCAAGCACTTGATCAATACAACGAAAAGATCAAGAGCATCATGATGGCCTGTATCGAAACACAGATGATTCCACCTGGAGTAATGGGACTTATTCCAGATGGAGACATCACTGTGCTTTGGCGCTGGATGGGCCCTGTTTATGAAGATTCCACTCAAGATATCTTGAATAACTCAATTGTGGTTAGGAATCTTCAAGAATTAGGTGTTGATAGCATTGAAGCACTGAAGTACCTCTTTCCGTCCAAAACGGATGAGGAAAGAGCCGAGATGTTATCTGGGTTCCCGTTCAGGATGGTTAACGAATTGCAGGGTGCTTATTCTGCATTCGCTAAACTAGTGGGGGGAATGATGCAGACTCCCCACCCGCAAGCACCGGATCTTCCGATGGCTGCGGATCCAAGATTGGATTTAACGCCATATCTGTATCGAACTTTAGAAGCTCTACAAAAGGAGATGAGTTATGCAGGACGCTACCGTCCAATCGATCCCACAGACGAGCCAAGTTCCGGCAGCGGTGGCTCCGAGCAGCTACGTGGCACCGGCACCCAGCAATTACCAGGCGGCTCCGGGTCCAGTGGCGTATCAAGTGGGTACCAACTACCCTCAAGCAGTTCCACAGGCGGTCCCCAATTACCAATCCGCCCCTACTCAGTACGCCCCCCAATCCCCATCGGAGGCGACGAGCAGCCCATGGGAATCGGCGTTCAACAAGGTGGTGAATCTGCTGAGCGCACCAGTTCAATCCCCGTTCCAGGGTCAGTCCTCAGCGACGACGACTCAGTACGCCCCGGCGAACTACGGCCAGCAAGTAAACCCAGCTACGCAACAATCGGCTCAGCAGACCTGGTCTCCCAACCAGATCTCGTCGCCCAGCTCTTCCCAAACCTTCTCGGTTCAATCCTTGGGGGACGTGGCGGATCTGCTCCAGTGGAGTCCGGAGACGCGCCACGTGGTAAGCGCGTACGGAGTAGAGGCTCCCGCAATCCTAAATAATTATGCTCTCCAGCTTGAGAATATGCTGGATAGCGCAGTTGCTTGGGGAAGCCAGGCCAAAGGTTTGATCGAAGGATACGCAACGTTTGCTGTTAACGAGCATTCCGAGAATCTTTCCTATAACGAGATTCTGACGAATCCTGATGTACTGAGCGATTACACGCTTAAGTTCTTTGGTCCTGAAGGTCCTTATCCTGTTTACGAAAGTGAGCAGGAACTTGATAACTACGGTTATCGCACTGAGGCTGTTGATCCTTACATGGGTCAGTTCCCTGCCCCTCCTGTTGCTGAAGCACCTCAACAGCCTGAGAACTTCTGGGGTTCCTTCAAGCAGCAAATGGATCTCGATCCCGCTAACGCTTGGCGCCTTTTAAATCAGGCTCAACCTCAAGTTGTTGCTAACAAACTGTTAGTCATGGAGTGATGCCATGCGTGGCGCTCTTAAATACGGCGTACCCATCGCTGCCGGCTTAGGCACTGGTGCGTACGCCCTTTCTCAAGGTGAAGATATTGGCTCTGCTGCTCTTGCGGCAGGTGCCGGTGCATTAGGCGGTGCAGGTGGTTTGCTTGCAGGTCGTTTGGCTGGCAAGTATTCCCCGCAGCTTCTTGAAGTGATTCAAGAAAAGGCAGTAGTTCCCGTTGGCAATATTGTCGGTGATATTGGCCGCAATATTCCACAGGGATCTACAAAGCGTGCTGGCGTCGTTGGTAAAGCAGCTGATATTCTTGCCGCCGCAGAAGGTGCTGCAATGAATCCGGCCGCACAACGTACAGTCGGCAAAGCAGCTGCTGGCCTAGGTGTTCCACTTGGAGCATTAACTGCCGGACTTGGTGGAGTTGCTCTTGGAGCTATTCCAGGCTCATTGGGCGTACCTGGCTTTGTTCAGGATCCTTCCATTGATCCCGAGTCTTACGGCTCCAGCAACTCAATGGGTGCTCGCTATAAAGAGCCCACTATGCAGTACATGTGAACATATAAGTTCACTACCTGCTAAAATTTGTGTTAGATAAGACACGTGTGTCTTTATCTTTCACCCGATAAAAACACTGACACTGGAGGATAAACCAAGGTGTTTATTGATAGCTAGTTCAGATCCTGGTAGGTATGACCCTTCAAGATTTGGTAAATAGCTCCGTGATTGCAATCAAATTTTTCGGCAATTTTTCTATAAGAAAGACCAGCCTCTTTTAAAGATTTGATTTGATTCACGTCACCCGAAGAAAACTTTCTCAAAGACTTCTTCGGTTTTCCTTTACTGGCAAAGCCATTGTTTTTATAACAACCACTTTCCCAGGCTCTTGTTAAATTCTCTTGTTTGGTAACAATCTCAAGATTGTCAAGATAATTATTTCTCTTGTCATTATCTTTGTGATCAACTTGCAAGGAAAAGTTACTGGTTCCATGAGAACGCAGATCTAATCCTAAAAATGCAACTGCCATCAAGACATGAAGATGAAAACGCTTTCTCTTCCCGTCAACAAGAACTGAGATGCGGTCGTAAACACTGGTTGAACTGATTGGAATCTCTAAAAAATATTCTTGATTATCGGGATCAAGTTGTTTTTCAAAAGCTTTTCCTTCTTCAGTTAAGTAAAGATTACCAAATCCTGGAACAAGTTTTGGATTCATGTTGTTCATAAACAAGTTTCCAAATAGTAACATGCCTCAACTGAACGCTCAACGTTGTCACCTCACCGAGCAATCGATGAGTGCAAACCGGATGAATTCAGGGAAGCCCTAACGTAAAGACGAGGGTAATCCTGAGCCAAGCCAATCAAGCGTGATTGGAAGGTGCAGAGACTAGGCGGCTGGTGACGCTTCACCTGTAATACGCCATTAGCGTCCGGCATCCCACAGGGATGAAGAGATAGTCCACCCCTCTAAGAAACTAGAGACCAGGAGAACGATTTTCCAAAAATCTTGGGTGCGGAACTTTATCGCCCCCACCCTGCTTACATCGCAGAAATGGCAGTCGAGCCTGTGGTCGTTCACGACTTCACTCGTCAGCCCGGTCAAACTGTTCAGTTAGATCGCTATAAGTTCTGGGGTACCCCTGGTACTAAGGACAGCCGTGAGCGTATTGCCGATCAAACCATCGGTACCGCTAACAGCCGCAACATCACGAAGGAGAAAGTCCTTGTGGTGCTGAAGGAGTACACTGGCCCTGCAGACCCGGGTGATCCGACTCAGCCTTCTACCTTCAAGATTGCACGTGAAACTCTGATTACCGCCCAGCGTCTTCTGCTGGACACCGGTAACCTGAATATGTTCCACCAGTCGATCGGTAGCCTGACGCTGCTTGACGACTATCGCCGTTGGCGTGATCGCGTGTTCATTGATGAACTCGCCAAAGCAGAAGCCAATGGTGCTGCCTCTACTACCCAAGGCGGTTACTACTTCCCTGGTGCTAAGACCAAGAACGCTTCTGGTCAGATCACCTATACCTCTGATGAGTACACCGCAGAAACTCAGCAGTTCCAAGTGCGCACCGATCTTCTGACTGTGGTCAAGGATCTCCGTAAGCGCAACACTCCTACCTTCGCTGATGGTCTGTATCGCTGTATTTGCGATCCAACCTTCATGATGCACCTGCGTCGTGATCCTGACTTCCGCGAAATCGCACGTTACTCCGGTAACCCTGGCCAAGGCATGTACATGGGCAACCCCATGATGCCTAACAACGCCAGCTTCTACATGGGTCCCCAGGCTGGTCAAGGTTACTTCCTGGCTGGCGAACCTGTAATGCCTACTGGCGTGCAGTTCGAAGGTGTTAAGTTCTTCGAGTCGACCAACTTCCCGACCAAGAACGTCAGCGCTTCGTTCAACAACGGTTCTACCTACACCTCCCAGGAAGTTGCACAAGGCTACTTCTTTGGTCCTCAGTCCATCGGTGTTGGCATCGGCGGCCCTAATGCCCAGGTGCTCATCAACAACAACGATGACTTCAGCCGTTTCATCATCCTGATCTGGCAACTGTATGCAGGCTTCGAGATCCTGAACAAGGACTTCGTGACCACCGCATTCAGCTTCGTTCAAGACGACGGCAACATCTGATAACTATTAATAGTTCCAAAACATAAGGAAAGATAAATGACCTATTTGTCCTCTAAGAAGATCTATCCAGGTAACTGGGCAGAGCCTCTGAATGGTTGGTACAAGAATATTGATACCAACTATGATTCCACTAACAATGGTTCCAAGGGCGGCCCCACTTCTGTGCTGGCTGTCCCTGGCTATCGTTACTTCCAGCAGCGTGGTTACGTAGCTGTTACCACCGCCTCTGGCGCAGGTGCAGTTGCTTCTGGCAGCGTGATCGTTCCTTCCCCTTATCGGAATGACGACACTCGTACTGATATCACCGGCATGGTGATCTCTGGCAGCACCACCCTGCCTGCCTATGTGTATCGCGCAGCAGTTTCTGTCGCTTCTGGTTGGGGCGACGGCCGTGTTGCTTCTGGTATCTACGCTGCTACCGGCAACGTGATCACCTTTGGTCCTGGCCTCACCTCCACCGGCAACGCTGGTGAAGCTGTGGCACAAGCCAACCTGACCTCCACTACTTCTGGTTCTCAGCCTGGTGAAATCTTATTCACCGCTGGTACCGCCGCCTATAGCGCTAACGCTTTCCTCACCGCTACTGGTGCTGCTGGTGTAAGCGTCAATAAGGTTTACAAGGAAGTCACTACGGCTACTACCTATACCGTCCAGGCTCGTGAGTCGCAAACCGCTACCTCCACCTCTGGTGGCTGGTACATCTCCAGCGGTGATGCAACTGCCGGCCGTATTGGTTACTTTGTGGTTGAAGTGTGCTACATCCAACCTGATGAAGCACCTGGCTACGAAGATATCGATGGCTATCTTCTTGGCCGCACTGTTAGCTGAATAAGTTAAACTAGGACCAGACAACATCTGGTTCTATGACATTTACTCCAGCAATGCTTTATCAGCATAAAAAAACCGGCGCAAGAGTAAAGGTTGTAAGCGAATGGGATAATGGCGATTGGTTCATGGTCGAAGATCAGGACGGTCGCCTTTACACCGCTTATAAAACCGAGCTTTGCCCTGATGAAGCTGCTACTAAAACAGTAAAAACTCTTCAGGTAAAAGATAAAGCAGCCAAAGAAGAGCCCCGTACTTTTCCCCCGGACCATCGTTTAAATATCAATTCAGCTACCGCACAAATGATCGCTGATCATATTAAAGGTATTGGATTGAAGACAGCCCGAGAGATTAAAGATCTTCAGATGTCCTTATCGGGTGAAAGGTTCAACAATCTCGAACAGTTAAAACAGATTAAACGTGTGGATTGGGAAGCGGTTCTAGCGGCTGACCTTATCCGAGTTTGATAGATAACATAAATACACCCCTGGGAAACCAGGGGTTTTTTAGTCCTAAAATTAAAAATAAAACATAAGATGGCGGAAAGATCTATTGTTGATGTGGGCAAATACCTACAACGCGTTGGTTTGCGTGTAGGAGAAAACCCTGCGTTTGGTGGTGTAGGTGGCGGCCATTCCCCCACTGGCTACCACCCAAAAGGCATGGCAATCGACGTGACGGACTGGCGTCCTGATGTCGCACCAGCATATGCAGGAGGTAAAGCAATTCCCTGGCAACAACGCACAGGTGAATTGAGCTGGCGTGCAAAGCAGTTAGGACTGTTCAATGAAGCTTTAGGGCCTGGCGACCCAGGTCACCCTACACACGTACACCTGGCACTAGGGGGCAAAAAATTTATTACAGACCCACAGCTCGAATGGCTCGCCACCGGACGCTATAAAACTCCTGATGGCAAATTGACTGATGTCATGCCGACTGCAAGCATGCCCATGGGTGGTATGGTAGCCAATAATATGCAGCAAGATATTGTTCAGCCAGAGGTAAAGAAAGATGCAGATAAATTCTTGAATGATTACATGAATGAGTATGCGCAATCTGCGATTATTGCAAGTGCATTAAGCCCTTCGTCGCCAGCGGCAAATCCAATGGCCCAGTTCCAGCAGATGTATCAGCAGATGGCACAAACAAATATTCCAAATCCATTGCTTGGTTGAGTTCATTTATAATGAAAAACATACGGAAATAAGCTGTGCAACTCAGCGACTTTGATAAAAGTAGAGTCCGGTATCACCTGGGCTACTTCACGGTTTCCGTGCCGGCAGGTGATTACGCTCGTCTTGAAGAGAGTATGAATACCATTCCGGATTCATACTTCTACGACAAGATCTCTATTCAGATTGGTCGCTGTGACACTGCTGAAAAGAAGACAGAGGTTGCTACCTCTCCTTCTACTCGGCTAGAAAGCATCGCTGGTGATGTCGACCGTACGATCCGGTCTAGCAACGCCAAAGAAGCTCTCAAGGTTTGGGATGAGATTTATCTCTACGAAACCAACCGTCTGGCTCAAATCCTTTACGTTCCCAACTATAAGGATCCTTTCCAAGCTCGTTATCGTTACGAGCGTTCAGGCGCTGAGTTTATTCAGGCGCTTCCAGGACCCGCTGATGTTTCAGTGGGCACACGCATTTATCTGAATATTAATTGGAGGTAGTTATGCCAACAGGACCCTTTTCTCGTCAGACTTGGCAAACAATTGAGGCGCTGCCCGGCAGACTGCTGGGTGGTCTTGGAAGGCTAGGTAATTATCTCGGTTCAGAAAGAGCTGCTCAAGACTATGCCAACATGCTATCTGGCACCAGACCAGCCAATGCCGCAGGCTTACCGAAACGAGGTGTGCCCTTAACTCCAGCAGAGCGGCAATCTCAGATGAATGCAATCAGAGCTTTTGAAGCTGCTCCAGGTATGCAAACAGGAGTTTCCTACGCCATGGGCTCTGGTTCGCCTGCCGTAGAACGTGCCTACCAACAAGAAAAAGCACGTGTTGCACAGATGACGGCACAGGATCCCGAGCTTCAGCGTTATGAAAAAGCCCGTATTGGAGCTAAGACACAAGATGAAATGAACGCAGCACGTGATATTGGCATGGAGATTTGGGCTAAAGCAAATCCTCAATTAGCCGCAAAAGTAAGTGCTGGTCAGTCAGGCTACGACACTATTCAAGGTGTGTTAGCTGGGCAAGCTGTTAATCAAGGCTATGGTTATCAGATGCCGCAGCAAATTATCGGCACACCAGCTATGGGGATGAATGCCCCACAAGGACTCCCAGCTGTGCAGTCAATGGGAGCGGCAGATACCTATGGACCACAAGGCATCGAATTTGATCCGGAAATGGTGAACAAGTTCCAGGCCTTACTGAACCTTAAAAAATAAATACCTTGGCGTTGCTGAGCATGTAAGTCCAACCAACTGGATACGAATCTTTTGATTCATGGAGGCCAGTGTAGTTGCTTTAAACCAATGATTCTCTGCCCTAAGTACGTCAAGCGAACTCTGCTGTCTTTGTCGACACTCCTCGCATTACAAACAGTCTTCGTTCCTGGTCTTAGGGCAAGTTCAAATTGGGTAGGAGAATAAAGAGAATAAAGAAATGTCTCTAAATCCAAATGCTATCGCTGTAGCAAAACGCTTACAGGGCCTTGGTTTATCCACTGCACAAATTGCCGGTGTTCTTGGTAATTTTCAGTTGGAATCAGGGTTCAATCCACGCATCAATGAAGGCGGTAAAGTAGGCGCTCCTGCAGGCGCAGGTGGCTTTGGATTGGCACAATGGACGGGAGGCAGACAGAATGCACTCGTTAATTTTGCTAAGAAAAAAAAGCTTGATCCCGGCTCCATAGAAGCCCAAGCTGACTTCTTGGCTTATGAATTGCAGGGCCCTGAGAAACGTGCATTTGAATCCCTGAAAGGAGCTGTGTCTCCAGAGGAATCGGCAAGGCGTTTCTTGGTTGATTTTGAACGTGCTGGTGTTCCCAAAACGGATCAACGCCAGAAAGCAGCACGTTCTATTTACGAAAAGCTTGGGCAATTAGACCTTAATGCACAAGGTCAACAGCAGCAAAATCCACCCGCTGGGGCCGCACAAAAACCACAGAACACGCAACTTGCTGGCGAAAAAGACCCCGTTCTTTTGATGATGGCACAACAGTTGGCTGCACCATTGATACAATCTTTGGTTCAGCCACAGCAAGCATCTCCGTTCAGTAAGTTCATGAACATATTTGGAATGGTGGGCCAATAAGTTCTATAATGTAAACAAATAGGAAGTAGAAAATTGTCCTCCACCAGCTCGAACAAGCAGCCACTGTTAATTGATCGCCCGTTATTTGACTCTGTTCGAGTAACGACGCAGACGGTTGGTAGCGCTAGCGCAAGCACTATCTTTGTGCAAGGCGGACAAGCTCCATCAATCCTGGTGGACATGGACGCTGATTTAAGTGAAGACAACAATAGTGGTGGCATTGTAGATTCCATTACGATTACTCGTAACGATTTCTATCGTGCTGCTGACTACACGGTGAATAGCGGCACATCTGGAACCGTTATTTCTCTCACCAGTGGTCAAATTGTTTTTGTTCAGCAGCCAGGCGTTGTTTCTCCTACACCAGCAAACGGTTACGGTTATTACATCTACACAGGTGTTACAACACTGACAGGTGTTAATACTGCATTTAACTACAGCGGTGGCACTGCAACAGGCTTCCTCTACAACGGTTCTAATTACGGCACTCAACCAGCAGTGACCTTTGTGTTTTACCACACCCGTGGCAAGACCGTACCTATTCCTGCATCTGGTGATTACCGCGTACTGTTCGCAAAAACAGTTCCAGCAAATAGTGGTACTGTCGATTGTTCCGACTTGATGCCGCAACTTGCAGCACCTGTTGCACAAGCAGGTAATACAAATGGCTTAGGTCCTACTGCTCCGCTGCGTAATAAAGGCATCTACTTGGAGCGGGGCGACCGCATTTACGTTGGTGTATTCCCAGATGGTCCAAACGTCTCTGGCTATACACCAGGTGCTCACGTCATTGCACAAGGCGGCTTCTTCTAAAAATGGCACCAAAAAGAGGAAGCTCTTTTGGTAATTTTGTTCAGTCGCCTGTAAATCCTCCTAATGGAGTGAAGCCAATCACGACTGAATTCTCTAAGGGTTCAGTACCTGATTCGATCTATTCTGCAAATAGAGAATCAGCCTGGTCCCGGTGGCGACGTGGTTACGAAATAGCAACAGCTACGTTTTACGACAACAGTTACGAATATCCTTTTCAATATGAGCTTCCAGCTAATTTTGGAAGCGGTGATGGAATGCCAGTGGTTTCTGGTACTTTTGTTGGGTTTCCGACAAAGAATAAAGAGATGGGAATGCACTGGGCAGGCTGGCGTTTTGCCGGTGCAATGCGCAGTGATCAATTGGTAGATCCAATCACTTCCGAAAGACTTTATATTGAATCCGTAACAGAAGATAAAGATAATTGGTATGTAAAGCTTGCTGGATCCTGGAGCGAATCAAATCCATTGCCACCTTTGTTTTATGTGGAAGATCCGAACGTACCTGGTGGATTAACTCCGTTAAATTCTGAAATACTGGAAGATCGGGTTATCACACCTGGCGGTGAGATCATTGATAAAGATACGCTTAATCCAGAGACACAAAGAAGATATGGATACGTACAAGCTGTTCTCACTAACACAAATCAAACAACTGGCGTTTTAACTTTAATAAAAGCAGGCTCAATTCAAGTTACGCCTGACCAAGAGTATTTAACACCGTCACCAATAGGCTTTACACCAGGTCGTTATCTTATTACCGGCTCCAGGTTTTGCTGTTCTTGCCAGGACTTCACTCATCGTGATTACGCATTTATGCGTGACATCTCGAAAGGCAATAGAAAAATATTCCCTAGGAATAAAGTCTCCTACATAAAACCAGGTCGTTTTGAGTTAACACGTCGTGATGGCATATTAGATAACAATGCAATGACACCTGGGGATGTCAATAGAACTATGGAGGTTTATGCACCCCCTGGCTACCAACTTCCACCAAATACTGCTAATAGTTTTGTAAAAGACAACATAGCAAGAGATAGCCCTGGCATCTATGCAGACTTTGGTGCAACTTATATTAGGAGCACAACCGACCCTGGAACGCTTGGAGCAAAAGCAGAAGGCATGCCCAAGTTTGGCGACTACTCTTCTAATCAAGGAGAGATTACAGCATTGACAGATAACTGGGAACCACTTCTTGATGAGTTGCGATACTGCAAACACATCTATGCACTTAAATTTGCAGATAATACATTCCCTCCTGAGCCTTCCGATTTCCCAGTTGGAAGAGATAGTATGGCTGATTGGGAGCAACGACTAGTAGATCAAACTGAAAATGAACAGCAATCACTTAAGGCAGCAAACTTAAATAGATTTTCTTTGTCCCAAATGGATGTGCCTCCATATAACTGCCAGACACCAATGATGATGCCAATGATGCAAAAACTGTTTAATGTTCCAACTGATTTAATTCAGATGCAAGGTTTTACAATGTTTGACAAAGAAGGAAGACCTTACAAACCATAACAATTACTGTATACTTATATTAAGTCTCACGAGACTTATTAAGCTTTCCTTTACCCCTTGCGAGCAGAACCCACCGTTGGATATGGTGCGGTTACTTAGCTCATACCAAACATGAACCACCAACCGCCCCTGGATCAGCGGATTGTGGATGAGTATTTCCGCTTGGCATCTAGCAGAAAAACAAAAGACATTGCATGGCTTTATGCAATGGTAGCCACCTACGGCTTGACCCCAGAAGAATTGTCATCTTTCGAATGGAGTGCCGAATACTCCATTTCAGTCCCAACTAAAAAAAGAGCAGTGCGCCCACTACATCCACAGTGGGTATTTTTGTTTAGCCTAAAAGAAAAGCAGCCCCGCGACCTGCAGAGCTGCTATGTACCCCTTTGTTCACACCTTTATGAAGCAATGGCTTTTCAGAATGTTGAACTCAACATTACTGATTTAATCCTTGCTCATAAGCTCCGGAAAAAGCACTACAAGCAAATCAAGCAGCCATCGGAATCATGCCTTGTTTTTGCAGGTGCTTTTTAACAGCTGCTACATTCCACTTGTAGCTGTCCCTGGACATGGTCCCAGGAAATGCCGCGAAATGGGGTCCAAGCTTTAAAGTGCCGTCATCACGGTACTTAAAGAGCGTTTTGCGTTCAATGCCAAGAAGTTCTTCTGCTTGCTGAGCAGAGACCCAGCCTGGATGCTTAGCCATTGGAGTGGCGTTGATTACTCATACAACCTAACGCGAGTCAAGGCCCTGTCAATAGGTTTAATAAAGTTTTTATCTCTTTACTATGATCTTGTAGATATGTGGGGAAATTAGAATAAATTAACGGCAATCGAAGAGTATGTTTTGCAACGAGCACGAGCCTCTCGCCCTGCTAGTTGAATTAACTCCAAAGCTTGCCAAGAAACGTTTTAGAGAAAGTATATATCAATCCTGGAACAATAAGTGTGGTTATTGTGGAGACAACGCAACAAGCCTTGATCACATCATTCCACGCTTTAAGTCGGGCTCATCTAATCGACATAATCTAATCCCTTGTTGCAGGAGGTGCAACGCACATAAGGGATCAGAAGAAATGCGGAGTTGGTTTGAAAAACAACCCTTCTTTTCTTCTGAAAACCTTGATAGGATTGAAGCCTGGATAAAGCAAGAATCCTTTTTTATTTTTGGTGAGTGTTAAAGAAAAATGGCATTTTGGAATCCTCAGCAAGGCTGGCAAACTTACAACCTACCCGCCAACTTTAGGGTTGATTTTACGCCCGCTGAATTTGCTGGTGAGTTTCCTGCTAACTTCCCAACAAACTTTAAAGTCAATTTTACTCCTGGCGAATTTGCATCTGAGTTCCCTGCAGACTTAGCGACCAATTTAAAAACAAATTTTGTAGCTAATGATTTTGTTGCTCAGTTTCCAGCGGATAAACCAGATAAGCAAGTCGTTTACGTAACTTTTACTGATAATGGTAATTCGGCAAGTATTAGCAAAGATAGCAGCCCTGGTTCAAAGGCAGTCACAATCAACGGTAACGCCCTTAATGCCGAACAAGCAATTGGCTCTGATACCTTTAAAAAATTAAAGGGATCCAACCCATTCATATTGCAGGGTATTTTTAATACAGTACAAAAGGCTGCAATTTCAAACCAGCAAGATATTGTTAAAAGATCAACAGAAGCAACTAAACAAAATAATACAAACAAAAAAACAAACGAGGACAACAAAGCGCTGAATGATCAAAACATTCAGAAAAGACAAGATAAAGCAAATCAATTAAATACTGAGAACCAGCAAAAGAACGAAGAGAACCAATTTAAAAACCAAGAAGCAACAAAGTTACAACAGCAAAAAGTTGATGAATTAAATGCAGAAGGAAGAGAGTTAAATGAAAAGAATACTGCAATTAATAGGTGGAGTCAGAACACTGTCAATCGCTTATCCATAGCACAAGACGGCACTTATAAAAACAACGCAAATGCAATTGAGTCTGAAGAGCTAAGAGAGATTTTATCTCCAGAAGAATATTCAACTTATATCAATACTGCAAGTGATTCATTTGATGGTTTTTATACTGCAAAAGTAATTACCAAGTGGGACCCAAAAACACAAGGTGCTCAGCCACCTGTTGGTGGTTTTGATCCGACTTATTATCGGACACAAACGCAAGGTGGTACTATTGCAGATGAGCAATGGAATGAAGCTTTAACAGCGGTCTCAATTAACGGTAGAGATAAACCAGATCTTGACATTGTAGGCAAATACGGAAATACAGATAACTATGCTTTCTTCTATTACACAACACAGGGCAAAGCCGCAGGTGATCGAGGCAATGCAGCGCAAAGGGCTGGTATTGCAGAGGACTACAGCGAAGCCCTAACCGATGCCGATTTCCAGCTTTATAGAGATAAAGTCCTCGGTTTATCGGATCGCTTTGATGACCTTCAAGATTGGATCGACGCACAGGATCCGACAATCCTGGCAGAGTGGGTAAATAGCTTACCAGCGGATCAAAGGAGAGCTTTTAATGATGGAACTTTGCCCGTTCCAACCTTAGATAGCGTACCCGATCGTTTAAGAGGAAGAATTGTACTTGAGAAAGAAAAAACAATTTTAGAAGGAGAACTTGGCGCTGTTATTAACGCAAAAGATAAGCAACAGCAGCAGACTTTTGGCTCTTTAACCAGTGATTCGCTTAAGCAAGCGGCAGCTGAATTACAACGCGTACAAGCAAGCCAAACTCAGTTTGATTTCCTCAGTGGTCTTGAAGGCTTTAACGAAGTATTTTCAATCAATGAAAGTATTTCTAATTCAATCCTTGGTGATTCGGGAATCGGCGGCGTTCTCGGATTTGTAGCAAATACTGAACGTACCTCAGAAGGCTTAGAAAAATCCCTGGGAAACGTTACAGGCATTCCCAGTAGAAGCAATGCTGTTTATAACTGGCAGAAATGGTTCGATGATCAGCTATTAACACGTTACGGTGAAGGTGCTACTTTTCAAGATCCAACAGATCCCAACAACAAATTTACATTAGATGCGGAATTTGCTAAAGATTATATTGAGCGTTATTTAAAGCCGCGTTTTGATAACTCAAAATCATTAACTGAGTTCATCAGCTATCTAGATGTAAAGCAAAACGAACAAAACATTTTCCAAACTCAAAGTGCATTGGATTCTTTGAGAGATATTGCAGACTTACGTGCACGTGCATTCCTTGATGGCGTTCGTGGACAAGATCCTTTAAACTTTGACACAAAGTTTTATTTTGATCCCACAGGCAACTTCTCGGCTGATGATCCTAAATTTGCAAGGTACGCAGAACAAAAATCTGAAGTCGCTAAAGATTGGGAAGACGCCAGAACAAGAGGGGATACTGTAAAAGTTGACGGGCTTACCTGGAACCAATGGGCATACTTTTACGGACTTGACGTAAATGATCCAGATCAATTTGCAAAGCTTAATTACCAAGTCAAAGGTGCAGCAAAAGGTTTTGACCCTGCAAAAGATTTGATTACATTAAAAGACGCAGAGGACTATATTCAGAACACAATTATTCCTGAAATTGCCAATGAAAAATTAAACATTGGCGATATTAGTTTTTTAAACTTTGTCACACCTGAAGAGTTTGCCGACAATCTACTCGAAGGTATTGACCCAGAGAAACAAAAAGAAGAGTTCGATAAAGTACTTGAATCTCTGGGCTTAGGCGGTCAACAGTTAGGCATCGACGAAGTTAAGCAGTATATTGTTGAGGCATTTAGAACAGGTGCTGCAGAAAAGATCAGAGAATCAATCAAGTTCTTAAATGAAAAAAAACTAAAACCTACACAAGAAAGGCTTGGCGTTGATTACATTGAACGACCAGAAGATTTCAAACCAACCTCATCTCCGAACGAGACAGAGCTCTATAAGATATTCAGAAACGCTGGTTATCAAGGTAGCGAGGATGAGTTCTTTGATTCTTTCTTAACAGATGTAGATAGAGGTGAAGTTCAGTTATTAACACAAGGTCAAAAGGGTTTACAGCTTGGCGGAGCCTTTGCTGGGCTAACAAGCAGAGATCCTTTTAAAGCCTTGTCTTCTATTGAAACTCTATTTCCAGATGACAAGCCGACAGGATTAAGTAGTAGAAGAGAAGCTGCTGCGCCTAGTTATTTTAGTATATTTACAGACAACAATAGAGCAGAAGACTTCAAGAGTGAAAGCGGCAAAAAGATACTTGGTGAATTCACTGCATTATTTAAAGGTGTTGACTAATGTCTGATAAAAGAAAGAAAGCTGTAAAAGCATCAAAGATTGCCAAGGACTCAATGCAATGCAATAAACCCCGCCGTACTCCCGGTCATCCAACAAAGAGCCATGTCGTGAAGGCTTGCGAAGGTGGTAAAGAAAAGATTATTCGTTTTGGCCAGCAAGGTGTAGAAGGTGCTGGTAAAAACCCAACAACAGCCAAGGACAAAGCACGCAAGAAGTCATACTACGCGCGACACAATGCTCAAGATGCTAATCCTGACAAGATGTCGGCAAGATACTGGTCCCATAAAGTAAAATGGTAGATAAAACCAAACAGTAATGGAATTAGCCGGAAAGTACACAGATTTAAAAAAATGGTCCGAAACGCCAGAAGCAACTGGAGGCGAGTACCCAACGTTAAAACAAGAATTGAATCGGCAATTAAACATTTTAAAAACATCGATTCCCGGATCAAAAGAAGCAGCACAAGCCATGATCACAATCAGTGAACTTCAAAACACAATTGCAATCGTTAAACAAAACACAAGTGCAATCCTTAAATCTGAAAACGGACTAAAAAATTATCTCTAAGCCCGATAGGCTGCTAGACTGCGTGGGCTGATTTCTTACCAGAATGGCAAAAACCAAAGCAACAGCTCTTCTAATCGAATCGAAGCCCAAAAAGACACGTCAAGGAGATGGCAAGCATTCACGTCCTAATCACGGACGCAAACTATCTCGCGGTCAAGGTAAGTAATTTTTATGTATGATTGGGGGTAATAATATTTGCCCCCATGTCAGATTTTTCTGCCGCAATCAATATCATTAGAAAATACGAAGGCTTTAGCGAAAAGGCATACCCAGATCCTTGCACTGGAGGAGAACCTTATACGATCGGGTATGGCAGTCAATACTATCCAGACGGTGCGCCAGTACGTAAAGGACAGCTTTGCAGCAAACAAAAAGCATTGGAATATTTATTTCATGAAGTTAACGTCATTGATACTCAACTCGCAAAATTAAATCTGGGCATTGACCACTCTATGCACCAGGCACTGATCTCATTCATTCATTCGATTGGGTGGGAGCCGTTCCTTTACAGCAACATTGTTGATTGTTTGGAAAGAGAAGACTTTTGCAGTGCCACAGAAGAGATGGGACGCTGGATCTTTGATGAAGACCATAAAGCTATTGGTGGCCTCCTGGATCGCAGGCGGGAAGAGATCACCTTATTCTTGCTGGATGTTGACGCAAACCCTTGGTCTTCTACAGAAGTCCTTCTGAAGGCTTTCCGGAACTACACTGCAGCACCCCATCAGGTACGTGCAATCCGGGCACTGGAAGAAAACATCAATCCCTATGTTCTTTCCGAATTTGCAAACAGTTTTTTAATTGGCCAAGAAACATGGGATTCTTTTTGGGATAACGAAGCAGAGTGTTTGTTTGATAGCTACGATTAGAATAATTTCATCGAAAACATGCAAAGCGGAATGGAACGATCTGTCGAACCAAGGGAATTTGAGCTCCCACTTGAGCTTCAGTTTTCTATGCGCAAAGCAGAGCTTGCAGCCAAAGAGCTAACATGGGACGAACTCTATTGTGCACTTCTTAACCTGTACCACCAGCGATTGATGGAGTGGTACGCAGTGAAAGCTTTGATGGAAGAGGAGAATGTTTCTATTGACTTTGATATGCCAACAGATTTGGAGCTAGCAGAACTCGCCGCCGCATGTGCATACGACGACGAGGATGAGGAAGACGATCTTCAGCCGTTCTGAGCCTCGTCTAATTCAATAAGGCGGTTCAGATACCACTGTGCTTTCTTCAGTGATTCTGTGCCGCCTTTGTGGCGTTCACGCCAATTTAAGCAGACCAAGTTTCCTTGGATACTGTTAGTACGTTTGAATCAGCCTCTTTAGGTACCATTCGCATTTTTGCAAGTCCTCTTTCGAGTTTCCTTTGAGATTACAACGCCAGAGGTACTTAATGCAATTTCCTTTGCAGTAACCACGAAATTCTTCGTTTGTTAAAGCTGCCTCAATAGCTTCAATGCACTCAATACTTCCATCTGCGTAGTGAGAAGGGCGATTGACAGCATCCCCCTGGATCACAGGAATTTGTTCTTTAGTGGCCCAGGGAACCGGGCACACGCCTCCAGGGCAATCACTGATTACTTCGTCAGTCACAGATAGATCTATCGGATCAAACCACGACGTTTTGCTGACAGCATCATCTCCTCCTCGTCCGGCTCTTCCAGTTCGATCACTAAGTTCTTCGGTCGCGGAGACGCTCCCATCGACAAGCCCTGCTCCATCGAAGGAATGTAACCCGTCGCTCCAAGTCGTGAGCCCTCGAGATTCAGTGGATTCCGCTCCAGCCCTTGTTCGCATGCAACTAAGCCTCTGTTATACAGGTCATATAAGGGTACATCATTTTCTTGATTTGCGAGAGGTTGACCAAAGTCTTCCTCATCAAGACAACGACACTTAAGCTCATCTTGAACAAAGCTATCTAAGAAACCAGCTGCTGAGTGCATCACGTTTTTGATCGATTTACTACTTCTACAATAATAAGATGGCAAATATCTTTACACCTACATACGATCCAAGGCAAGATTCTGGTACTTCAGGAGCAGAAGTATCTGATCTAAACCCCGAACAGGCGTACGACACTGACTTACGTCGTCTTAGTCAAGATGAAAGGGGTTCAGCGCAATCAGTTAATAATTTACAAAACCGTGTTGCTAAGTTTATGCGAGCGGCAAAGAGTGCTGGTGCCTACCAACAAAGGGCTGGCATCGATGAGCCAACAATTCGTGGAAAGACTCCACGCACTCAAGCTGTGATTGCAGGTACTGAACTACCATCAACTGGTGATTCCGGAGGGCGTACCGGTGCTGTTGGCTACGCCCGCAAACCAGGAGCTCAGTTCGGTAAAGGTTTCTAGACCTGAGAGAAGACAACGTTATTTGGTTGGTCTTGATACTTACCTTTCCTATCCTGGTAAGTTGTTTTACAAGGATTACCGCGATAGAAAAGAAGTTGCGTAATTCCTTCGTTCGCATAGATGCGATTGAAGAGACCAGTGCAATTACTAATCTCAAGTGTTAGATAGCCTTCCCACCCACTTTCTGCTGGTGTAATATTGACCAAAATTCCAGAACGTGCATAAGTAGATTTCCCCACCGCAACAACAGTGACATCTCTGGGGAGCTTCAGACGTTCTTGCGCAACACCAAGGCAATAACCATACGGAGGAAGAAGGAAATATTCACCGCGCTCATCTTCTAGTAAGTCTGCGGGCTTCAGGATATCAGGATCAAAGTCCTTTGGATCGCAATCCCCTGCTTGCACTTTACCAAAAATCAAGCACTGACTTGGTGACAAACGAATGTCATAACCATAAGAACTAAGTCCATAGCTGAGCAACTTGCGTTTTCCTTCTTTACTGACCAAGTGGTCAACAAAAGGAGAAATCATCTCCTCCTTTTCGGCAAGCTCTTTGATTTCCCAGTCGGCCAGAACGCTCATGGACCCTTTTAATCGTTCTTCAGTATACAGAATTCAACAAAGAACACGCCCTTTTTCTGAGTAAATAGCAATAAAGTTTTCAATAGCTTTCTCGGTATTGTGCTTGGGAGGCAGATAGACCAAAAAAGAAGTACAGGTTTTATGTGTCTTTACTTCGTTTTCTACCCTGCGCAATAAAAAGGGTGCGGTTTTTAAAATGCACATGGGGAAATCAAATATCTTTTGTTCGTAACGAATCATGTCAGGGCAGTTGCTGAAATAAAGACCTTGCTCTACTTCTCCTGCTAGCCATTCACGATACAAACGACGAAACCAAACTGCATGCGATGAGGTCAACGTAATAGCAGATGAACGTGTCATCTTCCATCGTTCAGTTTTTTTGTCCCAGAAATAACATCCACTGGGAGGAAAAAGATAAACTTTCCCAAACCAAGGTTGGCAGTTCAAGCCGTCATCAGAAGGTGTATAGAAATTTTCGGCGCCGACGTACTCGTTTGCAAGCTTTGAACTGGCAACATCAAGATCAATGCCACCAAGCAATTCGTTTGCAGCAGTTGCAAGGTCAGTACTGGTGATCATTTCAGTGTCTTCTCGCCTGGCACCAACGGCAAAGACTGTCATTTGTTTTCGGCTACCTTGTTGTAATCGACTTCAAAATAACGCATACCCGCTTCGTCGTTAATAAGGTATCCCGCTTTTTCTTGCGGATCTATTTTTTGAGCGGCAGACAAGATGCGACGAAAGCTTTCAGCCATATCACCGTCTCTATTGCGTTCGCACTCTTCCTGTGCTGAGTGCATCTCCTTCAATGTCATAAAAAACATTGAACGTTCTTTGTTCTCCGGCTGAAACACAAGTACACCAGGGCCCTCTGCTTGCCAAAACTTGGAATATTGCTGCCCCATGTCGCCAAGAATTAGGCGCACGGTGGCATCAAGCATCTTCGCTTTCGTCTTGTCCATCTCTGGACCGATCACCGAAGCAATTAGTTTTTCCCGCCTGTCCATTTTCTAGTAATCCTTGACGTTTAAGTGATTCTAAAAGCTTTGGCATAGGTTTGTATAGTACAACAAGCTTGCCAAGGACTCCTCGTTTTTTTACTAACTTACCTTTATCGTCCCTTACCTTATCGAATTCACCTGATCGAATCAGATATTCGGCCACACACCTAAGCCTTCTTTTAAGGGGAAGCTCTGCCTGAGGAAATTTACCACAAATTGTGTCCTGACTCATGTCTTTGAAGGCCAATCGCAATCTATTGGCCAAAGTCATGCCAGAATTTGCGTCTTCTTCCTCGTAATTTTTTACGTTCTCTAGATAGCGACGCAGGCAAGCATCATCAAAAGAGCCTTCGGGAGGCAAAAAGAATAGGACCTGCTTACTTAAAGATTCAGGCAAAAATTCTTTGTAGTTTTCGATCGTGATGATTTCTATATTCACCCCCTTAAAACGATGTGACATTATCCAATCCTTCCAAAGGTGCGGTTTTTATACATCTTGTCGACAACACCTTCTTTGCCCCTGGTATCGGTCTGATCGATCTCCTTGTTTTTTGCAAAAGATTGCACTAATTGATTCCAGGGAATCCTCAAAACTGCTTTCTTTTTGTGATCTGGGGAAATGTTGACGTAATGGATACCCTCTACCCAGCCCTTTTCTGGATTTTTACGCCCAATTGCAATCCAATTACGCACGGTTTGATCCGAGACACCTAAACGTCTACCACATTCTTCTGTCGAAATGTACTCGTCGCAGTAAGCCTCAGGATTTAATACGTCAGTCTCACCGCTTGAATAGCGACTATGCCACATAGAGGCAAGGATGTTCTTGATACCCTTCAATTCGTGGGCAACATCTTCAAATCCTTTTCTTATCCCGTAATTCATAGCAGAACAGTTTTTTAAATGCTAGTGTGTGAGAAAGTTTTTTGCGTTATGGAAGAGCAAATCCCACCCAGCCAAGCAATACCTAGCTTTGAAGGTAAGATCACGCCGGAGCAGCTGGCAGAAATGAAGGCAAGAGCACGTGAGCTTGCAATTCAACAAACCTTGGCGCAACAGGCGGCACTACAGGCAAGCCAGCCACAGCAACCACAACAACCACAGTTTGTTTACGTAAGGCGCAACTTAACAGTTGCTGAAATTCTGTTGGTATTCCTCATTTCTTTGGGAATTGTAACAGGAATTCAATGGTCTTGGAACATGCTTTCAAATGTATTGCCAAGGATTGAAGTAAAGGTTCGTTAAATAAGACGAACTATAATTAGGAGAAAGAGTTGCGCAGTAAAGTAGGTGTCAAACAGGAGAATTTCTGAATTTCCGTCAATTAACGGAATTCAAATTGTTGATCAGGATCTTCTGACCTTGGTTGACGTTTTCGAAGCGGACCCTACGCTGCGCAATAAAAAAATTACGTTTACTGAATTTAGAAATTACCTAGATCAATACTATACAAATACATCAGGAACAACTTTCAATGGTAATGTCGTCATCAATGGCGACCTTACGGTAACAGGTACTACCTCTATTGGTGATATCACCTTTACGGATCTTGTAACCTTTAGTGGCGTTATTGTACAAAACAGTTTATACGCCTCTGGTACCGTAGGTGCATCTAGCGTTACAGGCGACAGTGCAATCTTTACAAACTTTGTTGCTGGTACCGGGCGCTTTTTAAACGAGGTATCAGGACAAGTCATAACAGGCAATACGATCAGGGCAACAAACATAACAGGAGTATCTGGGGTATTTACCACTTCTGTTACAAGCTCACTCGTTAATGCCACAACAGTTCAGGCGAACGTTGTTAACAGCGTCTCCGGCATTTTCACATCACAAATCTCTGGCGCCACCGTTACAGGAGATACGGTCAGAGCAACTAGCATAACTGGCGTATCAGGCGTCTTTACTCAAAACCTATTCGGTGCCACAGTAACCGGAAATACGGTTGCTGCTACAACCGGTACATTTAGGAACGTAACCACCAGTGGTCAAGTAGTACAAGATACATTAACAGTATCAGGGTTTCTTAATGTACCAGGCTCGGGTCAGTTTAATACACTCACAGGCACTAGCGCAGGCTTTGCAACTGTTACTGGTCAAGTAGTAACAGGAATAACTGCAAACTTTGTTTCAGGTATTTTTACAAATTCTTTATCTGGCACAACTGTAACTGGAAACGTAATCAATGCAGCGACATTAAACGCAGTTAGCGGTGTATTTACCACGCGTGTTTCAGGAACAACTGTCACTGGTAATCAACTGTACTTCACTTCTGGAACGTTCCAGAATCTTAATGCCACCAACATGACGTTCGGTGGGGACCAAACAATTAGCGGTTCTTTTACAGTTCTTGGAGCCGGCTCTTATGGATCTGGGCTTTTAATTACGGGTGGCATCAGTGGAGATTCAGCTAGTTTTACAACGGTATCCGGACAGACAGTAACCGGAGAGACTGGTTTATTTACAAATATAACTGGAAGTACAGTCACAATTACAACTCCATCTGGAGCAACGCCAGCACTTATCTGCTCAGGTGTGGTATCAGGAAGCACAAGTGGTTTTGTAATTAAAGGCCCACTAATTGTTCTTCCTTGAGTTAATGGAATCCATTTAAAATAATAAAAAGGGTAACAAAATGAATTACGGTACCATCAAAGTTGATCAAATTACATTTACTAATGCTGGCGTCGACGATACGTTGACTGTTTCTGGCATCATGCAGTCGATGTCAGGCAGCATGACTGTAACTGGCACCGTTCAAGGCGAGACAATTATTGGTACGAGTACTGTTTCAGGTGCAACTGTAACTGGAAATATAGGTCAGTTTACTGTAATTACGGGAGGCTCTGCTGGCTTTACCACAATTACAGGTACTACCGTAACGGGAACGACTGCTAATTTTGTTAGTGGTGTTTTTTCAGCTGAGGTATCTGGATTAACAGTAAGGGGAACAACTGTTTCTGGTGCAACAGTCACAGGCGATGTAGGAAGTTTTGCCACCCTTACTGGTGGCGTCGTAACGTTAACTTCTGGCGTTTTTGGTGCAGGCACTGCAGCCCTGCCAAGTATCTCATTTAGTGGTGATCCCAACACTGGAATCTATAGCCCTGGTGCAGACCAAGTAGCCATCAGCACTGCTGGGTCTGGCAGGTTTTTTGTCAGCGACACAAAAGTTCAAGTCAGTAATCCGGGTAATACTGCTGAGTTTGATGTAGGTGCTGGTGCAACTGGAAATAACTTTGCGGTTGTCAACCTAATTGGAGATACAACCTATCCAACCTTTGGTTTACGAATAATACGTATTAACGCAGGAGCAAATGCAGATAGTCAAATCAACCATAGGGGAACTGGCCCGCTTGCGCTAAATGCAATAGACGCTGGAAATATCCAATTCAAGACAACCAACACCGAACGCCTGCGCATCACCTCGGCAGGGCTTGTAGGCATAGGGACCAGTTCGCCTGATAACCTACTATCCGTTCGGTCTACATCTGAAGTCATTAATTACACAGCCGCAGACTTTAGAAGCAACGCTGCGGGAACCGGACTATCCAACACTTATATAAAACTAGAAAAGGGGAGCGGCTTTGGCGGAGCAATCGGCGGTTTTATTGAGCAAGGTGTTGGCTCCGGCCTAAAACTTTCGACATTAAACTCTGGAACGATTTCAGATGTAGTTGTTATACGAGATACAGGCCGTGTAGGGATTGGCACTACGAGCCCTGGCAATACACTAGACATCTCGCCCGGCTCAGCAGGAGATGTACTGCGCATCCGTGGTGGTACTGGCGGTACATCTATTGTTCAATTTACTGATAATACGGCATCGGCTCAATGGGGTACTATTGCTACTACCTCTAGCTCTGCTGATTTAACGCATAGTTCTGTCGTTCGATTTTTAACGGCATCCTCCGAACGCGCCCGCATCGACAGCTCCGGCAGGCTCTTAGTTGGTACGTCTACTAGCACCAACGTTATCGGTGTTGAGTCTGGACTACAGGTTCAAGGAACAGGAGCAGGCTCTTTTATCACCTCAGCAAGGTGGGCAAACAGCGCAGATAACCCAGGCTTCTTATTCGCAAAATCCCGTGGAGCTTCGGTCGGCACAAGAGGCGTTGTATCAAATGGAGACGCTCTTGGCATTCTTTATTTCACTGGTGACGATGGTACAAACTTTGTCCAAGCAGCAACTATTCAAGCCAGTGTAGACGGCACCCCTGGCGCTAATGACATGCCAGGCCGACTAGTGTTCTCCACTACTGCGGATGGGGCGAGTTCTCCGACGGAGCGGATGCGCATTGCACAAAATGGTGTTATCACGATTCAAAATGGTGCTGTTGCTGTTATCGGTACACTTACAGATGCAGCTACAATCACACCAGACCTAGCAGCAGATTGTAATTTTACAGTCACACTCGGTGGTAGTCGTACCATTGCTAACCCCACTAATATCACAGCTGGTCAAAGTGGTTCTATCTTCATTGTGCAAGATGCCACTGGATCACGTACACTGAGCTGGGGTAGCTATTGGGATTTCCCTGGTGGTACAGCTCCTACACTATCAACAGCTGCTAATGCTATTGATCGTGTGGATTATATTGTTCGCAGTGCTACATCAATTCACACTGTCTTTACTGCTAATTATTCCTGATTAGAGAGAAATATCATGGCCCTTTTTCACGACAGTGCAATCGTTGGTGCAAGCGGACAAGCTGGTGGTGCACAATATAAAATTGAGCGCAGCCTGAGGTTTAACTCAGCGGACTCGGCGTACCTCAACCGCACACCAGCATCAGCGGGCAACAGGAAGACGTGGACTTGGAGTGGGTGGGTCAAAAGAAGTGCGGTTGGCTCCGGCGACCAAATGCTTTTTTCGACTGGCACTACTGGGGCTACCACATCGGCCGTCATCTTTTTTAGAAACGATGCTTTTGTATTCTCTACTCTTTCCGCCGACATCTTAGCCACATCTGCTCTGTTTCGTGACCCTTCCGCTTGGTATCACTTCGTTGTCTTATTTGATTCTACGCAAGCTGCTGCCTCGGCTCGGCTTCGCTTTTTTGTGAACGGATCAGAAATTAGCCAGTTCTCCATCGATGCTCGGTTGACGCAAATCTCTCAAAATACGGATTACGGGTTTAATCTTAATCAAGTGCACGAGATAGGTCGTTTTACATTTGATAGCTCTCGCTATTTGAACGGTTACCTCGCGGACGTTCACTTCATCGACGGCCAAGCCCTAACTCCCACGAGCTTCGGCGAGTTTGATACCAATAACATCTGGCAGCCCAAGGCATACACCGGCACCTACGGCACTAACGGGTTCCAACTTAAGTTTGCTGATAACAGCAACAACACTGCCACCACACTCGGTAAAGACACCAGCGGCAACGGCAATAACTGGACACCAAATAACCTCAGCGTGACGGCTGGTGCTGGTAACGATTCGCTGGTAGATAGCCCGACGAACTACGGCACCGACACAGCCGCTGGCGGTGAGGTGAGGGGGAATTATTGCACTCTGAATCCGCTTGCAAAAGGTTCTGCACTGACGCTATCAAATGGCAATCTAGACTTAAGTGATAGCGGCAGCGCGTCTCCAGTAGTAGGCAGTACGTTTGCTGTAAACTCCGGCAAATGGTATTATGAAGTCACGCTTGGAAACCAATTTTCATATATTGGTTTATCTGCGCCTACAGTTTTATCTACCTCTGTAAGTTTTCTTGGTGCTATATCTGGTCAGATAGTATTTAACACTGGCACAACCTCATTTAGTTGGATAGATGGGGTTGTGTATAACTACTCAACTGCATCATCATGTACTACAGGTGATGTAATAGGTGTGGCGTTAAACTTTGATACCGGCGTACTTACATTTTACAAGAACGGTGTAAGTCAAGGACAATTTGGAACAAATGTATTAACTGGTCGGACATTAACTCCAGCATTTAAATCGAATACGTCTACATCCGCGTCATTTAATTTCGGCCAACGCACCTTCGCCTACCCGCTAAGCGGATTCAAAGCACTCTGCACACAAAACCTGCCCACACCCACCATCACCAATGGTGCCACCGTCTTTGACGCCAAGCTCTACACCGGAAACGGCAGCACGCAAACCATTAGTGGGCTAGGGTTCTCGCCGGATTTTGTATGGCTAAAAGCACGAAATAACAGTTTTGTTCACGGCTTATTTGACACGGTGAGAGGGGCTTCAAGGTTCCTTGTTTCAAACAGTACAGTCGCAGAGCTTGTTAACGAGGTAGATGGATTCCTGTCTGCTTTTAACTCTGACGGATTCACTCTTTCTGCGGGCACCAACTCTTCAAATACGTTCAACTCAAATGCAGGCACACAAGTTGCCTGGTGCTGGGACGCGGGCAGCTCTACCGTCACCAACACACAAGGCAGCATCACTAGTCAGGTGAGGGCAAATGCTAGTGCGGGGTTTTCGATTGCTACTTTTACAGGACCAACATCAGGCACAAGCACTGTTGGGCATGGATTAAATATTGCTCCAGGGCTGATCATTACCAAAGTAAGAAACTTAACCGGAGGTGGTTGGGTTGTCTACCACTCAAGCATCGGAGCAACCGGCTCGTTGGCATTAAATTCAACAGCTGCAACTGACACAAACATTGGTTATTACAACAACACTGCGCCCACGTCTTCTGTTTTCAGTCTTGGAAGTTTCTACGCAATTTCTCCTACTCCTTATGACTTTCTTGCCTACTGCTTCGCCCCAGTAGCCGGGTACTCTAGTTTCGGCAGCTACACCGGCAACGGCAGCACAGATGGGCCGTTTGTTTATACCGGATTTAGGCCGAAGTTTGTGCTCGTGAAAGGCAGCTCTACTGTTTCTGAATGGTGGATAAACGACTCAGTGAGGAGTGCCTACAACCAAACCGCAAACAATCTGGTGCCCAATAGCTCTGCGGCAGAATACACGGCAAATGATTTTAATTCCATTGATATCCTGTCAAACGGATTCAAGATGCGAAATACCAACAACAGTTCAAATGCCAATGGCAATACCTACATCTACGCCGCCTTCGCCGAATCACCCTTCCAGTTTTCTAGGGCGCGCTAGTAGTGACCACCTCTTCTCTTGCTTAAAAGGGATAAGTTAAAATAAAGAAAATAGTCCTATAAATATGTTCATCCTGGATGGAAAGCCACTCTCTCCTGATGTGGCTTTTACACATGACGATATACAATATCCCGCTAATTGGTTACGTTTAAGTACACCAGAAGAGCGGGAAGCCATTGGCATCACAGAAGTTCCTGATCCCGCTCCCTACGATCAGCGTTTCTACTGGGGCTATGACAGTGATGGGAACCTCATCCCTAAGGACCACACCCAGCTGGTGGAGCAGTGGACGCAACAAACACGCCAAACTGCTAATACACTTCTGTTCCCAAGTGATTGGATGATCATTCGAGAAGCTGATAACGGCATCGCTGTTGATCCAAACTGGCGCACCTGGCGGGAAAACGTACGTTTAGCAGCAGGCAGCAAGAATTTTGAAATTGAAGCAACAACTGCAACAGATGAGTTGGCTGCTTACATTACGGGCGTTGATTATCCCACCTGGCCGCCAAGTCCAGATGCACCTGTTGTAGAAGAACCTACCGTCACGACAGAGAACTAAAAACACTTATTGAATATTGTCGTAAAATAATAAAAAACATTAGCCATGGCTAACACACTTTGGGATATTGCTCAGCTTGAGCGTCATCTTCCTGATGGTGATACCTGTCCAGATGGTGCTGTCTACACTGCACACTGGACGGCATCCCTGGAAGAAAACGGTGAATCAGCCAGTTGTTATGGCTCCGTTGGTTTTAGTGCTCCTGATCCGGATACCTTTGTACCTTTCAGCCAGCTCACCAAAGAAGAAGTCATCAACTGGGTATTTGAAGCCTTGGGACCAGATCAAATTGTTACCATTGAAGAAGGTCTTTACAACCAAATCCAACAAAAGATCAACCCAACTTCAGAAACTGGTGTACCTTGGTAATTTTTGTTATACTTTTTGAAGTTATTTGTTCGTTATGGCTTGCAAAAAGTCTGAGTTAGTGAGCGCCATCAATTCATTTGGCTCTGCACGTGCTACCGGTGACGGTAACCTCATTGCTTTCTCTGCTAATCTCATCGGTCAATTGATTGATACGATTGAGTTTGCCCCAGAAGAGGAAGCAGTAGAAGACGCAGAAGTCAAAGAAGCCGTACCTGCTTGATTATTTAGTTGACCTAGAGTAATACAAAGGCTCTAGGTCGATATGGCAATCAAACTTAAGGATGCTGCTAAGTTTTTTGTAGAAGAAACACATCAAATCGCAGCATGGGATTGGCTCCAGTCTCGGGTTTCCACCGAAGACCTGGAGCTTTTTGCTGACAAATATCGCAATAAAGAAAAACCAAACGCAGAATTAGCTAATACATGGGAAGGAGTTGTTGCAGCTGCTAAACAAGCAGGTAGCAAATGGCCCGAATGTGTTGCTGCCCAATGGGCACTTGAATCAGGGTGGGGTAAACACACCTCAGGTAAAAATAACTACTTTGGTTTGAAAGGATCAGGATCAGAAGTCAGTACACAAGAATTTATTAATGGCAAGTGGGTAACAATCAAAGCTGGCTTCCTTGATTTTCCCGACTTACAAACCTGTGTTTGCTACTTAGTTGATCGCTGGTATAAAGATTTTGGTCGATTTAAAGGTGTCAATCGCGCAACCAGTAGGAATGAATGCGCTCAGTTATTGGTCAAGGAAGGCTACGCCACTGATCCAGCTTATAGTACAAAATTAATACAGATCCTTGACAATAAACTAGGCACACCTGGTGCCAACAGCAATGATGTAATCAATGAAAAAATACTTTCAGTTCCATATGAATATCAATTAGACAATAAATCTGGCAAGGGATACAGAGAGTGTTTTTCATCTACTTGCGCAATGATTGCTAAATATTATGGAAAAGTTAAATCAGACGATGAATACAATCAAATTCGCTCCAAGTATGGAGACACAACTTCAAAAGATGCACAGCTAGCTGCACTGAGATCCTTGGGACTGAATGCAAAATTTATTACGAATGGCAATCCCGCGTTACTTGAAAATGAAATTAGGAACGGTAGACCAGTTGCAGTTGGTTGGTTACATCAAGGAGTAGTATCAAAACCAATTGGCGGTGGTCACTGGACTTGCTGCATTGGCTTTACGCCAACACATTTTGTATTCAACGATCCAAATGGAGAAGCCAATCTCATTAACGGAGGCTATGTCAAGCACAGCCCTGAAGCTGGTAAAGGCGTAAAGTACAGTCGCAAAAATTGGCTACCAAGATGGGAGTGCGACGGAAAGAATACAGGCTGGGCAATACTAGTAAACAAATGAAGAAATATAAAGACAAACCAACACGCATTAACATGTGTTGGCAAATCGGTGATGAAAAAAAATGCGTGACTCTACCAAAAGAGCACGCATACGAAACAAAAGATTGGGTAGAAGAACAAGGGGGAGTCGTCTTCTGGACTCAGGTCTTGCCTGATTGATCAGCGCTGCTTGGCACGACCGATAACTAAGGCGGCAATCTCAATTAACTTATAGAGCTTGCCAACAAGCTTGTCATCAGAAGGTGTCGGGGTCAATGCGCAAATGGCAGAAGCAGCTGCATGGATAGCGAGAGCTACTTCGAGATACTGGTTAAGGTGTTCCATGGTTATATTCCATTTCCTTAATTCTAAAAGTATATGTCTAAATTAAATATCTAGACATCATAAATACGGCAGCCCAATGCACTTGGGTTTTGCTCACAGTATAAATGCCAAGGATGAGTTTGTTTAAGAGCTTTTTTACTGAAAATAGAAAGTAAATATTTAATCATGGCCTATTCGTTAAAGGAACAAGGATTTCTGGGAACGGGTCAGTGTCTTGGTGCTCTCTTGCCCATACGGTTTTCCATTCTGACAGTGAATGATCATGGACCGTTGAGTAGTAGGCGTCATCCCCTGGCTCCAGGATAATCTCAAATTCATCAGTTTGCGTCTCTTGTAAGCACATACTCCCATCATTGTCTTCCAATTGAAACAAAGATTGATTGTGTGGGAATTCAATAACAAGAGCTACGTGGTAATTAATTGGTTCATTGCGTGTAGAAGAAACGCAAATCAGATAGCTGCCTGCGCCAAGCGGATAGTAACGTTCATCGCCACGGTCAAGCCTAATTTGGTCGAATTGGTTATATAGATCTGATTGGGTATGCATCACCGTATTTAAATACGGGAAATAAACAAACCCCTCTGAATCTATGCGTATTGAGTCAGCATCAAAAATTGAGTTTCCTTCAATTGGATTCTTGTTCAAGTCATAGGCAGACACTTGAATGTACTGAGGTCTCGGCGGACCCTTCGTTACAATAATCCAAGCCGGTTGCTCAATGTTGATCTGGAACCAGTGGTTGTAAGTACCGCCGCCATAACCACCATTTGAGTTTTGATTGGTATCTGCGCGGCCAATAACTTTGTATTCAGGACCAAGGGATCCACTTAGATAGCGAATAGATGTTGAAGTAAAATTACCGAGCAGCAAAGGGTTGTCTTTTGTTCTTTGCCTTTGCGTTAGCTGGTTTCTTGACATTCTATCTCGTAACACTGCTGATATTGATCATCATAAACCCGGCAATTCTGATGCACCAAGGGATGTTGAATCGTTTGCTTGCGTCCACGATCCCTAAGGATCCTGATCTGGGTCTCATTTGAGATGCTTGCAAACTGCATCAGCTTTTCTGGTTTGAATTCGTAGTCAAATGGGCTGATGCTGGCAGGAGGAAATAAACGATTCCAGTTTGAGACCAGGTGTAAAGGGTTGAGACAAGTTTTGTTTCCGCATACACGTGTTACGAACAGAGTGCCCACGTCTCCCCACGCGCATTGGTAGATGGCTTTGTGTGCGGTGACATTCGTTGCCTTATCCCTGGTGTAAAGGGACCTATAGGAAGGCATGCGGATACGCTTTTCCGTTAGTTCAGGCGCCTCCCAGCAGTCTTCAAAGGGACCAACCTGGATCTTGGCCCACAGCTCCGCATACCTGCCTTTGTAGTCCTTGTGCAGGTAGTTCAGGTCAAACCCACAGATGTTGTCGCGGATCCTGGTGGCGCAGTGGTAGCACCAGTGACCATCAAGAGAACGGATGGTATGGCCATGGGCGCAGGGATAACCCTCATACAGGCCTTCCCGCGTCAGCTCGTCACCAGAGAGGGCATCAACGTCTGGAACATGACGGAAAATATCGTGCTCCTTTACCAGGTTTGCAATCTTTTTGGGGATATTTGCCATGAATTGGAATCAGCTTGCCTGCTAGTAGGGCGGACTTTCCGACTTTACCCCCTATTTCATCTTTATTCTAAGAGGGGTCATACATTTCGAGGGTCTAGCCTGTATGGTTTTCTCATACTGAGACCAAATAAGTCTCATAAGACAGTAATCAATACACCTTGCACCCCCAAAATGTATGCCCCTCGTACGATTAAAGATAAAACGACCCCCAAAGTCGGAAAGTCCGACCAAAGTCCGACCGTTCTTCCCCTTATCCACAACCAAACCGTGTCTCCCCTGGTACAAGCGAGACCAAAAGTCCACAAAAAAGCCCCCGCAGAAGCGGAGGCTGGACTCGTTGTCTCCGGTGACAGCTTATACGGAAACGGCGAGCACTTCCTTGCGGTGACTCTTTTTCTTTTTCTTAGGGCCAGGAGGCTTGACTGGCAGCTCATGGCTTACCTCCTTCATCACGTCCTCAAAGATGCCGCCAAACTGAGACGCAACCGTGTCCCATGAGAACTGTTCATCCGTAACACGCTTGTAGCAGGCCTCACCAACCTCTTCGCGAAGCTTGGAATCCTGGTACAGATCGTTCAAGATTTCAGTGAGGTGATTTGCAGATGGGCATGGCATCTCGCGTGCGTAGTTAACGTCCACATCAACGTGGTCGCAGCGGATCAGTTCACCGCAGCCCTCAAAAATCTCTTTGCATGATGTGTGGTTAGGCACTACTTGCGGCACCTTGCAGGCTGCGTGCTCAAAGTTAACGAGTCCCCAGCCCTCACCTTTACAAGTGTTGACACCTACATCACAAGCGTTGTAGATCGTGTTAAGCATTTCCACATCTACATTCGGAGGACCTTCCGTTTGCGTGGTCATAATGATGCGGCCATTTGGATCTAGACCAACCTTGGACATCTCTCGGCCAAAGACACCCATCACATCCCAGCCTTGGTCCTTCATTCCCATGTGCAGGTAAAGACGTGCATCAGGCTTATCGACAGCAAACTGAGCAAATGCCTGGATCGTGATATCAATCCGCTTACGGAATTGATTGCGATTCCCGTTGAAGACAATGAATAGGTCTTCCGACAAACCAAGAGCACGGCGACACTCTGCCTTGTCCTTGGGATAGAACTGACCAGGTGTTACGCCATGGGGGATGACGGCGATTGGGTTGCGAATGCCGCCCCTTACAAATTCGTGCGCACCAAATTCTGTATAAGAAACGATTGCATCCCAGTCATTGGCGGTCTCTGCTAAGCAGCCAATCCAGCCATAGGAATCCATTGGGGCGTAACCAATGAATTTAAACTTGCCCTGCTTGTGAAGGTCTTGGATCTGCTGGTACTGCGTATTAATGATCCACATGTCATTAATCGTGAAGACAATATCCGGCTGTTCACGCTCAACGACCTCTCGAATGCGCTGCTCACCAAAGGGCGCCGTCTGGAATCGATTAGAGGAAGGATAAATTTTGAAGTCATCTTGCTGCTTACATGGATCACCCCACCAGTTATGGCCAAGAACTACGATTTCAAAGTCATCTTTCAATCGGGCGAGCACATTTTCAGTGACACGTGCAAAGCCAGTCATGGCTACGATGTCACCACACCATAAAATCTTTGTCTTTTTAGTCACAGTTAATTAGATATTCTCGGATTAACTATACACAAACTTTAGGAGTGATTGAGCGTGTTATCTCTTTTTCTTCTACAGTAGTTGCCTTTAGTTTTTCACTTAAGAACCTAGCTGCCTTGTGGGTTTGTGTTGTATCGCCACACGTATAAAGATCAATTGCGCAATAACCCATCTCAGGCCAGCTATGAACAGATGCATGGGATTCAGCCAGAAGTGCAAGCAGGGTCACGCCTTGCGGCTTGAACTTCTCACCAAAAATTCGCAGGATGGTCGCTTTTGCCATCACAAGAGAAGCTTCAAGTAATCGTTGAAGCTCCTCGTAATCATCAAGGATCTCTGGATCACAACCGTAGAGATCCAAAATGAGATGGCGGCCGTTGCTCACATGTCTAACGCGTTTTCATCCATTATCTCATCCGTAGTTGTTACTATCGTGGATCCGTAAAACTCTTTATATTTCTCCGGATTCGCCGCTACTTCAACAATGGATGGATAGCCATCGTACTTCGTTTCATTTGCTTCCCTGACAGATGCATTAATGATGCGAAGTCCTTTGCTGTTCTTGACGCCATAGACATTGATCTTCAACTGATGACGGCAGATGTCAAGGAATAGTGGCTCAAAGCGACCACGCGACATGATGCCGACATTACAACTACGGCAAAATTCAGCGTAGCTTGCATACAACCACTTGTTCCAGTTTGTGTAGTAACCAGAGCCACCACCAGCCTGGACCTTACAGAAACCAACAGGTGTAGAAGTACCTGGATCAAAAATTACTTTGTGATCCATCCAATCAAGCAGTGGATTAGAGCGCAGGCTTTGCGTCTTCTCATACTTCTGGAAGAAGCTGACGTTCTTACCCGTTTCCATCAGATAAGAGCGCATGTCATCTTCTGACATATCAAGAAGCCAGTTCACAAGACCAGGCAGCAAAGGAGCAAACACACCTTGTGGATTGCCCTTAGCGTCAAACTTGATCAATTCTTTTTGATCTGCCTGCCCTCCTTGGAATGGCCTATCGAAAGGAATTGTGAGACGACGACGTGCCAGTCCAGATGTGTAATCTGTCGACTGAATTGCTTCATTGGCAGTAATCATTACCATTCCGTGGTACTGGAATGGATCTTGTCCTTCACTTTGATACTTGCGTTCCGAGCGGATCCAATCATTACCGGTGATAGCTTTCAGTTTTGATACCGAGCCACCCCAACGATCTGCATCCTGGAACAGCAAAAGTTTTTTACCCATGTAACTAGCGGCTTCAAACCTGTTCTTCTCAAGATTTTCAAAGTCAGTTGAATAGGTGTTTTGCTTACCGACCAGTGCTACTGCCAGGTTTGCGTAGGTAGATTTACCTGATTTACCAGGGCCTACGATCTCTACAAATTTTTGAATTTCGTAGCGACCAAGCAGTGTGGCACGCAACCAAGCACGTAGCACTTGAGCACGATGCCAGCTGTCATGTTGAGTGTGCTTGAGCCAGATGATGATGTCTTCACATGTAGCCGATGGGTTGTATTCATATGGCATCTGTTGAGTCAGGTATAACTCACGGTCAAAATGAAGCAACTCCCTTGCCTTTACATCTAATACACCATTGGTGAACAGCAGGTAGTCAGAGCCGTCATACCACTCATCAAATGGGATGATCGATTGCAATTGTGCGTACACATCATTCATCAGGTTCGTGCTAAACCCTTTGAAATTTTCCTCTGTATCGACCAAAACCTTAAGTTTTTCCCGAATATCACCAAGCATTTCAATCTTGGTCATCGGTTCCCACAATCCTTTCCTGTAGTTGTAAGCAAAGAACTGGTTGTGGGGTTGACTGTAGCGGAGATTGCCTGTATACATGGCGAACACACGATCCGCCACGACATCAGATGAGAGCTTCTTTGGTTCCTCTTGGTCTGATTTGCGCTTTGTTTTTTCCCCAAGCATCTGTTGCTTTGTATTCCAACCCTCAATCATTAACGGAGTGCCGCTCTTTTGGGTATTCGCCATTTGTTTTAGATCCGAATCAATCTGCTTTGCCAATTCCGCAATATGCTCCAGTGTCTCATCATCAACATTCATCGCAAGATGCTCCTTGGATTCGCGCCATCCATTTTCCTGGGCGATATGAATCAGAGAGCCAATACCACGACCACCATTGCGACTAAAAGAAAGCCAGCGTTTATGGCATTCCCCTTCTCGATATTTAGCCGACTGCTGGGACCAAGCATCCCACTCATCAAGTAGGGACTCATCCAATGAGTGTAGGGATTGCCCCACTGTGATCCAGATGTCGTAGTCATCACAAGCATCTGCGGGCATACCCCACATTGCTTCTTTAGCACGTTGGATATCACGGTCAAGATCAACTTCCATTTGGACGACAGAACCAGCTGTCACCATGCGTGTTATTTCACGCGCCGGCTTACCCTGCTTGACATTTTTATTGATGATGCCATTGAGTAACCAATCTGGAAATTCTGGCAGCTTATCAACCCACTCGAAACCAAGCCCTTCTCCCGTGTAATAGCCTTCAGTTTCTGGATGCACACCCATCAATACACCCTGGTGCCGCTTCCAAAGAATTTCAAGTTTTTCTTTGTTTTGCTCGCCGTGCCAGGTGTACTTATTACGCAGAAAATGCTTGTGTTTATCGCGGGCTAACTTGTATAGCTTGCGTTCGCGCCCAACTTTACCGCTGAAAATAGTGAGAGTAGGCGGCAGTGCCTCTTGTAACGGCAGCTCACTCAGTTGTTCGACCAGTGGATAAACACTTGGACCATCAATATCAACCCAAATCAAGCCATAAGGATGGTTGTAGACTGGCCCGCCCAGCAGACCGATTGCCCTACAATCACCTGTTGTTAATTCCTCTTCTATTTCTTTAACACTAAATGGCTTGTTCTGCCAGCCTTGTACGTATGGATCTTTATTTGCACCCAGTGGCGTCAGCGGCCAATCAATGGGAAGAAATTCAAGACGGATTTCACCAGGCTTTAGGGCGTATTGGTTTTGCGTCATTGGTCTTGCGAGCAGTCTTCTACGGTTACTTTAAAGTTTTTATCAGGGAAAGAGCCTTCTTTTAAAAGAAGATATGCATGTAGATGCATTGTTGTGGGCAGATAAAAACAGTCCCCGTCTGCCGCATTCATCATGCGACTCATGAGACTATTCATCCACTCACCCGTGCAGACATTGATGTCCATGGTGAGGGCTCAGTTGTGTTCCCTTTATCCTACGCGGACCAATCTGTGAAGGGCATCAAGAGATCGTTAAAATCTTGGAGTCTTGCAAGACGCAACTCAACACAGTGGTTTACCTATCTTTGTTTTCAAAATCTTTCATGATTGTTTGATAAATCTCGAGAGCATCTTTATTTTTTGCTGCTGCTTGCTCAACTGCAATTTGCCATGCGATGCGCTTGCGAGCTTCTTTTTTATTACTTGAATCGCAGTTTTTCATCGCTTAAATAGATACTTTCTATCATGCTTGTCAGATGTAGACTGTAAAAGTAGGCAACAAAATGAAAAATGGTTTCACCACGTCCTCGCTCAGGTAGAGATCCTCAAGAAGCAGCAAAGAGAAAAGAAGCAGTAGAAAAGCTAAAGCTTAAGAAAAAAGTTCCAGGGAAAGCGCCAAGTGATGAGTCTCGCGCAGCAATTCGCAAAGCTGCGCAAGAAAAAATTGAAGCTGCTAGAAAAGATAAGGCAGGTCCCAAAAGGGTCCCACGGGAAGAGATGATTGGTAACCGTAAAAAGCCTGAATCTGCAAATAAACCAGTAGGAAGGCCCGTTATTAAACCAGAGAAAAAACCTGCAGACCCCAATCAAACTCCCAAAACAAACGATTACATTATCACTGAACGCGCCGAGAACTTTGGCATTTATCCTAATCAACCAGCTGTAATTCCACCCGACAAGCCAATTATTATAGCAGGTTATGCACCACAAAAACAAGGTCCTGTACCTCCAATGCAAAAACAAGGTCCTGTACCTCCAATGCAAAAGCAGGGTCCTGTTTCACCGATGCAAATGATGCAAGGCATGGGACAAGCTAGTCCCAGTATGGCGCAACCTGGTCCTGCACAACGCGCAAATGCACAGCAATTACAAGCACGTGCTCAACAACTGCAAGCACGTTTAAATGCTGCCCGTGGTCAAGGTGGCCAACCTCGCTTCCGTTGATTTTTTATTCATCTAACCAAGGAGCTCTTAGCCGCATCTCACCACCCAGTTGTTGAGATTCACCAGTCTGGAGCTCAGGATCAATAGGCTTCTCGCTATAGAGGGGCCTATTTTTTTCCTCTAATTCACGTTCAGCTTCCCATTGGTTTTCCCATTCGATCATTGTGAGCCGAGCCTTAAGCCTGGCTTCAAACCAAATTTTTTTCAGCCACTGAGTGACGGCTTTAATCACGTCGTTAAATAAGATCTGGATCATACTGATTACAATTTTCTATTTGTGTATAATATTCTTCAACAATTTTGTACCAATCTTCCCGAAGAGAGTCCAAAAAGCGACGAGAGATTTTAAAGATTTGTGTACGTACAGGCGTTGACACAAGAATTGCCGCCTGTTGCACAGTCATACCAAGAGTCTGTTCAATTGCGATGTCATATGCAGCGAGTTGCTTGCAGGTCTTTTTAAATTTCATATGACCACCAAGCAGATCCCTCCATTCCTGGGACCCCTTCTCCAAATCTTTTGGCCACTTACGGCTATATGGTTTGACGCTAGTTTTTAGGTCGGCAAGCGTGAGTTTGTTATTAGCAACAGCGATAATGTCAGGAGCACCAGCCCAAGCCCTGCCTTCGTTATCACAACCCCAGACACGAGCGACGTCATCAGCACCAATAGTGAAATCAAACTTATCGAGTACAGGAGACTCTGCCCAGAGAATTTCAGAAAACTGATCAAGAATTGGCGGCATACCAGCCCAGAAATCTGAATATTCATCTTTGATGTCTGGATTTTTATTCCCTTTAAGGTATTGTTCCATTCCATAGTGGATGGCTGTACCCCTCTCAGCTGCTTGTTCTTTGACGCCTGGGTTTGCTTTCGACCACATTTCAAGCTTCCGCTTGTTTGCTTCGGAAGCTGTTTCACTAATGATTGTAGTTACGGACGGCGCAGGTCCAGTGGGTAACGGAGTTGTATAGTGACGTTTTCCGTTAAGCGTAATTCTGGCTGCGGTCCGATTAATCGACCGCATCATCTCTGGTTGCTCTTCCTTGGCCTTAATCCAAGGATCTGATGTATTCAGTTTAGCAACCATTGATGGTTTTGTATATTGCTGCTAACTTAACATATAAATCAAGTCTCTGTAATGGACGATTTTAACTACGCGATTGCTTCGATTCTTGGGGCTATGCTTGTAGTGATTGGCATGGATGCCTACCTGTTCTTCACAGAAGTAATGTCTCGGCAATGAACAAATTCCTACTTGGCATTCAAGGCTATGCCTCATGCCTGGGCTGGTTTCTGCCAGCCTTATGGAAATGGCTCCGGGAATCCGCACCAGATATCCAATTTTGGAAATGGCACACAAATTGGGGTGATCATTTTTGGTACGCCGAACGTGTCAACGGGCGTATTGCCATGCTGGCATTGACCTTTTTATTTATCTGGTGCTTAACACATGGCCTCAAACTTAACTCGTTTTTATTTTGAATTTGACGAAGACTGCCGCACAGGTTGCTTTGAAGGCCTCGCTTTCGAAGATGTAGAAACTATTGAGGCAGATGAGTACGAAACAAATTTAAAAGAGCAGGAAATTCCCTATACTCGAATAGATCTGTAAACAAGTGTCGTGAAAGTTCCGGCCAAAGATATTGTTTTGTATGCTGTTTGCCTAGAGAATTCAGACGTTCGTTTTAAAACCTCAGCAAGGGTCGTGCCTTTTTATGGTGACCAAGGAGAACATGCAGACGTTAATCCTTACTGGGGCGAGCTCAGCTGCATGTATTCCCTGTGGAATGAGTGCACAGACCCGTTTTTTGGTATTGTTAATTATCGACGAAATTGGGAAGAACGATTCTTAAACGAAGCAGAGGATGATACTTTATATATTCCACGCCCAGTAACTTTCCCTTTTTCTGTTCAAAAGCAATTCTCTCAAGGCCATGGCCAAGGCCTAGATGAAACAGTTGAGCTTTCCCTGGATCTAGCACGCAAAAAACGTATTCCTTTAACAGAGGAGATGCTTTTGCAGATGTGGAATCAACCGAAGTTTTTTGAAACGTTACAGGTGATGGGACCAAATGAAGCAATGCATACTTACTTTGATCTTGTCTTTGACATCCTGCTCCCAATTTGGGAGGAAGGCAAAGATTATTTCATGAGCCGTACTGGTTACAATAGGCGTGGTCCTGCTTTTCTGATGGAACGACTGCTTACTGCAGTATTCTTGAACAAAGAACATTTCTTTGGTAAACAAAAGATTAAAGAAATTCCTTTTGTTATTTATCGTTAATCATGCAAGTTACACAAATTTTTCTTACGGATAACAACTCCGAGATTGGTCCTTTTCTGCAGGAGGCAACGACTAGTGTTAGGCGTGCTTTTCCCCAACTCAAACATCGTATTTATCGCAACCAAGAAGTAGAAGAATTCTTGGAAGAACATTACGACCAGGGTGTTGTTAATGCTTATCACAAAGCAAAGCCTTATTCCTACAAGTGCGACTTAGCTCGTTATTGTATTACCAATATTGTTGGCGGTTGGTACTTTGACGTAACAGTGCGCTGTCTTCTTGGTATTGAGCTACCAAAAGATTGCACCTTGCTTGCATTTAGGGATATCAACCGTTATACGCGTGTCTCATGGGCATGTGATGGAGCAGTCTTTTATAGTCCTGCGAACAATCCTATTCTTGATGAAGCGATCTCTCAGATTGTCAGCAACATTGAAAATGAATATTACGGCATGACACCTTTGTGCCCCACTGGCCCAACTGTATGGGGTAAAGCAATTGCCTTGGAAAACCACCTTATTGATGACAAGGTGATCTTTGGTGATGCTATTGAACTGACGCCCGACCACATGAATAAAAATAAGGCGCTTGTACTACCTGATGGCACGATCTTTGCCTTAAAGAAACCAGCCATGGGCGGAGACCTAAGTGCACTTGGCGCTACAGGCGTGAACAACTACAATGAACTCTGGTACAAAAAAGACTTGTATGTCAAATGATGCAAAGCTTACCCTCTACGGAGGCACTGGCATCATTGGGACTTACTACAGAGGGATGTACCCGTCTCAATACGTAGAGCGTGAACACTGTTGTCCGCTTACAGAAGATGTTTTGTACCTAATTAGTACAACGGATAACACTAATATTTACACCAGCCCTCAGCTAGACATTCACACAAATTTATCTGTGCTTGCTAATCGGTTAGATCACTGCCGAGACTTTGGCATCAACACATTTAACTTTGTTAGCAGCTGGTTTGTTTATGGGCCCGGGCATGTCAAGCCTAGTGAGCGTTCGATTTGCAATCCAAATGGTTTTTATTCGGTGACCAAGTATGCAGCTGAGAAGCTAGTCATGGAGTATTGCAAAGCTCATAAAATGAACTGGCGCATATTCCGCTTAGGTAATGTTTATGGCGGACCTGATAAAGGCACAGAAAAGCGCAATGCTCTTCACCACCTTATTGAATTATTACGTAAAGATGATGACATCAAGATTTACGAAAATCTATCCAGGGATTACATCCATATTTTGGATGCATGCCGAGCCATGAATTTTCTTTGTAACAATGGACACATCAACCAAATCTATAACATTGGCACCGGCATTGAAACAAGGCTTTTTGATTGCATCGCAGATGCAAAAAATATGTTGAAATCACGCAGTAAAATTGAGCGCATCGTACCAAAAGAAGACTATAATCAAGCAATTAGATTCAGTCTTGATTGCACCAAGTTATATGAGCTTGGATTCCAGTCAACGCTGACATTACAAGAAGGTTTAGAAGACTTATGTCGCGATCAAAAGTTTTGTACTCCGGTCCGTACTTTGACGGTCGCGAAATAGAAGCAGCGATTGCGACACTAAAAGAAGGAGCCTGGTACCCAGCCGGTAAAGAAGTCGATAAATTTGAAAGGGCGTTTTCCAAACAGTTTGGATTTACTTCATCACTTATGGTGAATAGCGGTAGCTCCGCTAATTTGGTGATGCTTGCCGCCTTAAAGAAATACTTTGAGTGGCCGGATGGCGCTGAGGTAATTGTTAGTGTGGTCGGCTTTCCCACTACCATCAATCCAATTATCCAGAATGGTTTAACACCTAAGTTCGTAGATATCACCTGGGAAGATTTAAACTGGGATCTGGATCAGGTAGAAAATGCAATCACGGACAAAACAGTTGCAGTTTTTAGTAGCCCTGTTTTGGGTAATAGTTACGACCTGGATCGTTTACTCGATATCTGTGAACGGCGTTCACTGAAATACATTGCAGATAACTGTGATTCTCTTGGCTCAAAATGGAATGATGATTACTTAACCAAGCATGCTGTTGCAGCATCTTGTTCTTTTTACCCAGCGCACCATATCACCACCCTTGAAGGTGGCATGGTTTCATCCAATCTTCCTGGGCTAACGACACTTGCCCGTCAATTTGCTTGGTGGGGGCGTGATTGCTATTGCGTTGGCGAATGCAACATGCTGGCCAATGGTAGTTGCGGCAAGCGTTTTGATACGTGGTTGCCAGATTATGACGTTGTCGTTGATCATAAATATGTCTTTAGCCAGATTGGCTACAACCTCAAACCTTTGGATCTACAGGGTGCAGTCGGCTTGGTACAGCTAGAAAAGTTTAATGAAGTACACACTATTCGTCGTTTAAATTACCAGACAATTGTTAATTATTTCCAGGACTATCCTGATGAGCTAAAGATTATAGGTGAGAAACCACAAGCAGAAACCTCTTGGTTTGGCGTACCTATTGTGTGTGACAATCCCAAAGTCAAACAAGGTTTACAACAGCATCTTGAAAGCAATGGCGTACAGACTCGAAATTATTTTGCTGGTAATTTGCTGCTCCATCCTGCATATCGGCACCTGGGCAGTGCTAAAGATTTCCCCAATGCGTACGAAGTCCTTAAACGTGTCTTCTTCCTTGGCACCTCCCCTTCCCTTAACTACGATCAGATCCATTATGTAGGGGAAACCATCCATTCATTTATGGTAAATACACCTATTTCATGTGATGGTTATAGCTGCAGATTTAAATTATAGTTATTAAATGCAGAATGATTACAGATGTTATTGATTGGCCCTATACTGAGAAGACCAAAGGAATCAGAGATGTCGCTTTCTAACCAAGTAAAGGATTCTATTCAACAAGCAGGTGATTGCTTGCGTGATGCCCTCGCCTTTGCGGCACGTACCGAGCACCCTGTTACCATAACAACGATTTCTGATATCTTATGCCGCCTGGAATCCTTGGAGCAGGTCGATGATTTGATGCAGCACTTTGCAAAGCGAGATGAGGAAAAAAAGAATCCCTACCGAAACTGAACGCCTTGAAAAATACTTTGACGATTTAAGGCGTCTTTTTCCGGAGCCACCTAGGAACTGGGCTGTCAATGCCAAGGAATGTCGTTGGGCTAAAATACTAAAAGAAAAAGATAAAAATCCTGATGTCTCAGGAGAATAAATATACAAAACCAGAGTTACGCGAGAGTATTAAAGATCGTGTAATGGCTGGTTCAAAAGGTGGCAAGCCTGGTCAATGGTCTGCACGTAAAGCTCAGCTTGTTGCTAGTGAGTATAAAGAAGCTGGTGGTGGATACAAAGGCGATAAAGGTGAGAAACAAAAGTCCCTTGAGAAGTGGGGCAAAGAAAGTTGGATGACTAAAGATGAGTATGAGAAACGTGGAAAGGCTAAAGCTGCTTCAAAAAAATATCAAGATGAGAAATGATGGCGGACAAAGCAATTCAAAAAGGCTATACCAAACGTTACTTACCAGAGAGTGCATGGGCTTCTTTATCTAAAGAAGAACGCGAACAAACTGATCAAAAGAAAAGAGCTGCCAGTAAAGAAGGAAAACAATTTGTTCCTAATACAGAACGCGCCAAAAAAGCCGGACGTGCAGCTAGACGTTACAAGGGAAGTAAGTAATTTTATAATCAATAGAGATACTTAAATATCATGGCACCAGCAAAGAAAGCAATGGGTGGCAAAGGCATGCCAATGAAAGGCAAGCCAATGGCCGAGAAAGGTAAGCCAGTTCCCCCTAAAGGCAAGGGTGGCGCTTCTGAAAAACAGATGGCTGCACGCGAAAAGTTTAAAGAGATGGCTGCCAAAAAGAAAGCTGCGCCAACCAAGAAAAAATAGTGATATCCTGACAACGGAGCAATATCGCTCTGGGACTAATAGTCGCAAGTCCCTCCACGTTACGAACGTGGTGCTCAACACAATTGAGCGAGAAGGAAGTTATGATCCCGGTATAACAACCGGGATTTTTTGTGACGACTCTTGTTGCCAACGTGCCACCGGTTAAAGTTTGGGTTCGCAGAGAGTACCTTCGTGATCTAAGGGATGGCTATGGTGAATATACACTGGGCTATTGGGTAACTTGTAAATCGTTAACAGGCAGAGCATTACAGTTTGAAACTTACCTAACTGAATATGGTGCGCTTTACGACAAGCTTCCTATTAGCGCTTTCCTTGCCTGGGACTCAGATTACCCAGATAAACCGCAAGCACCAACACCAGACCTGGAGCTAACCGACCTGCAATTCTGGAATGGATTTGATACTGGCCTTACGGTTGTAGAAAAGAACTTGATCTATAACATGGAATTCCAGGTGATGACACGTAGTGCTGGTGTAATGAAGGGCACATATTTATTTACGGTTGACAATTATCATCCTCATAGGAACGAACCTGATTTTTATTTTGCGGAATTTCCTGATGAGCACAAATCCCATAACATTGTGGCTTTGGACAACGGTCAAATTGGCGCTTATCCCAACAATCGTTGTCGGATGGTTGACCCATCACTAAGCAATCACAACCTCAAGACTCCAGACTTTAAGGTATCCACGAGGTACTTTGACTCCGAGAAAGCGCTAAAGTGGGGCCGCCTAGGTGAATGCGACGATTATTTCTGGAAGACACCAAACGAAAAAGATGTAGAATAACTTTTCTACCGGGAATTAGCGCAGCGGTAGCGCGTCTGCTTTGGGAGCAGAAAGTCGCAGGTTCGATCCCTGCATTCCCGATTATTCAACTACTTGATAAATAAAGTATATTATCTATACAAATAAAAATTATGCATGGGTTGGACTGAGTCCAAGAAGCGCATCGACAAGAATCGACAAAAGCTTTTGGAGTACAAAAAGACTTTGCAATGCGATAAGTGTGGGCTTAATGATCACCGTGTCCTTGAGTTCCACCATATAGGTGATAAGGATAACAACATTTCAACAATGGTGAACCATGGTTACGCCTGGAGCAGGGTAGAGCAAGAGATTGAGAAATGCATCCCGCTCTGTTGCAACTGCCACAGACTTACCCATTACGAAGGGTAGCTTTTAAAAACCAAGCCGCTTTGAAAGCTTGACCACAAAGGTCTGCCATGTAGTTTTGGATATCAATAGCACCAATTTTGGCGGCGATTGGCTCCAGCTTTTTGGTCTTCATGCCTAGCTCTTCTAGGTTTTTGTAGTAGGTAGCAAGCATGTCGGTACCTTTGTAGCTCGTAACATGCTGGATACCTGGGCCAGAGTCAGCCAATCCTCTACCACACATTGGGAGAAGATAATCCATACTGCGGATAAATTCAGCAAGTGTATCGAACTGTCCCAGATGTGCTTCGTATTGATCTTTCAAGAATGCATGCACACCTAAGAAGTTTGCACCTTCATAGTTGAGATGGATAAGGTGACTTTGTGTCTCAAGTTCCTTGAGATAAGAACATAAAGAAATGCACTGTTGAATGAAAGCTCCTACATCACCACTCTTTGATTTACCAGGTGCCTTGGGCTTGGCTTGTGGTTCAGGAGCAGCTTGAGGTGGAGGGGTTTGAGCTTGTTGAATCTGACCGGGACCAGGAGTATACATAGCTTTTAGTCAATAGATCTAGTTTACCAAAAACAAATCAACCACTCAGCGGCTGATTTCTTCCCAATCTACAGACGCCAAGATATCAGAACCAGCTTGTGCACTGCTACACACCAACGTTAGTTCCGTGGGGGTACCAGTGAGACCATTGCGTTCTAGTTGGAATGCAAATAATGCTTCCTTCAAGATGTCAACAACGGTTGAACCTTGGTTAGAACCAGTAGCAAAACCACTGGCAAGAACACGTCCAGTCCCCATGGTAAAAGATGTACCAGTGATGTTGTATTCAACGGAAGAAGTAGTTCCCGTGGTATCCCATGAACCTGCTGTGGTTGTGCCACCAACAATCACTTTCCAGTTGTAGTTTGAGTTGTTGGTAATACCCATGATTGATAACGCAGTCAAGATGACAATTGCATCAAGACGCGTTGTTTTAAGACGAATAGAGATAACAGGATACTCAGTGGAGATGACTGTTAAATCACGCGGAGATGCGATTGGTGTTCCGATTGCAGATTGCGCTCCACGTAATTCATAACCGCCTTCCGACAGTACGGTAGAGCAAACTTGCTTTAAAGTACTGCTGCTTGCCGTAGTGCCAACATTAGTAATTTCATAACGCAACGGCAAAGATGCCGTTGTTATATAGGTGGACGTAATTAAGTTGGCATGATGGAATGAATGGCAATGAATGAATGCACCATTAATTACAAAACCTGCACGTACGGTGCCAAGGCCAAGCCATTCAATATCAAACCAAAGGATCTGAGCCTTGGTGATGTCAAGCGTAAAACCAGATGGACCGTTGCCATCCAGTTTGTCAATGTTCCAATTAGCTTGTGCAACCCGTGTTTCAGCA